TCTCCAGTCTTACGCTCTGCGGTATGTGATTAAACAGTTCTGATGGGTAGGAACAATGTTGCATACGACAAACCTTTGAATAACCTTGTCGTGGAGTAACCACTCTAACATACAGGAGGCTGTAAAAGCAATGGTGTATGTATTAAACAAACAAGGAGGTTGCCAATTCCTCCACAACCCTAAAGGGATTGTGGTTTCCTTGGCAAAAGCGTTATGAAATTAGCATTTGAACCGGTAAAAAATCAAAAATTTGACATTGGTAGGACAATCAATTTTACCAAGTGTGATTGTGAAACGTGCGATTTTATGCACTGTCCTAAACACAACTACGCAGTACAAATGACACGGAAAAGATATACGGTTGAAGAGTTTTGGGACGAGAATAAGGACGACATTGTTTCAGTAGGCTCGTTGCAAGAATATTTTAATTTCGATACTATCAGTGATTTCCTTGATGCTTGTATAACATTCCCGAAAGGAACATACTGGGAATGGGTAGGGTACGACAACGCAATTGAGCTTGTGGTAATCAATAGAAGTAAACACGGTCCTGACTTTTTAAGGCGTGCAAAAGTTGAAGTCTTTTCCAACAACTACGCCTGGGAGCGCGGAACGGATTTCCCCATAAGTTATTACTCAGGTTGTTCTGATACCCAAGAGAAACTCGCAGAAAAAATACAAAAACGGTTGCGTGAGCTCAATGAACTTCTTATGGTAGGACGTATGAGACACAACTGCCAAAAACAAGAGGCTGATGACCTCTGCGATATAGAGTGAGAAAATGAACAGATTTGAAAAAGTAATAACAGTAATAAACAATTCGTGCGACAAATACAGATTTTACCTGTCCGAGGCGGAAATCGGTCTTATTGCAAAGGACTTGTTGACGTCTGGGATTTTTGAAAACAAGATAATCGTTGACGAATTAAAACAAGGTGATACGTTCAAATGGGGCGAGAAAGAGTACATCAAACTCGACGCTATCTCCGATGGTTGTCTGTGTCTTGCAAAAGATGTGTGGTTTTGTAGTAAGTTCGATAACAAGGCAATCAACTGGGTAAAATCACAATTACGTGGCGACATTGCCACTAAGGTGGTCGATTTTATCCCCGACATCAATAAACTTATGTTGTTCGACCGCGACTTAACGACCGATGACGGACTTACGGATTACGGACATTGTAACGACAATGTATCAATGCTAACTTGTGACGAATATCGGAAATACAGAAAGTATATCCCTGTAATAAACGAGCGACAGTGGACTATAACTGCCACAACAAACACGAATGAGTTGGTTCGCGGTGTCGATTCAGATGGTTCGTTGAACGACGACATTGTGTACTACGGGTGTGGCGGGGTTCGTCCGCTCATATGCCTTGACAGAGGCACGTTGGTAGAGGTAGAAGAATGACGAATGAAGAGATTAAAAAAGGCTTGGAGTGCTGTAAAACAGATTGGTGTGTAAGATGCCCATATACAGATTTCACATTTTGTGAAGTTAATCTAAAACAAGACGCTCTCACACTCATAACCGAGCAAGAGAAAGAGATTACACAATTGAAAGCCGAGTTTAAGCAATTGGAAACCAATGCAGAAATACTCGCAAGAGGCGTAAGGGATCTTAACCACGAAAACTATGAACTGACCGAGAAAATCAAACAAGCAAAAATCGACGTGTTGAGCGAGTTGAGAACTTATTGTGTTGAGCGTGAAAATTATAAAGGCATACAACAGCAGCAAAACGAGGATTTGTTACGAATAAACGACGAGCGAAAGTTCCATCCTGAGCTCACATTAGACGAGATATTTGTCATTAGAACCGGCGCAGATAAAGCAAATGGTCAATCTACGATGGCGAATAAAGTAGTCGAGAAAATAGACCGAATGATTGAGGAGTTAAAGAAATGACGAACGAAGAGATTAAACAATGGTTGGAATCTGGGGCAAGAGCAACGGGAGACTACTTTTTTGCAAAAGCTTACAACCTCATCACCAAGCAAGAACAAGAGATTGCCGAGTTAAAGGCAGCAAAAAACGACTGGAAACAACGTTATGAAAGTCTCGACCAACGTTATATGGCATTTGTAGCATCAAGTACAGAATGTATTGATAAGAAGGTTAAAAAAGCAAAAACCGACGTGCTGAACGAGTTGAAAAAATACAGTTATTGCGATAACGATTTTATGGATGGCAAATGGCATAGATATGTATTTGTTAATGACATCGACGTGCTTTTGGAGAAGTATGCAAATGAAAATCATAGATATTAAATGTGGAGGTGCAAAATGCCGAAAATAAAAGTTGAAATTAAAATCAAAGTGCCGAAAAATTGCAGGGACTGTGCGCATAGATATGGCAACAAGTGCAATCTCTTTGACCGAGAATTAACTTCGTATGGCAATATCAGAGATGATGATTGGGGGTATATTCGTTGCGACGTGTGCAAACAAGCAGAGGTGGAAGAATGACAGAATATCAAAAAATCGAAACATTATACAAGTTTGACAATGTAACAAAGACTTATCGCAAGGAGTTTTTCAATCCATATGTGGACTATTTGAAAGACAACGAGTGGATTGCATCCGAGAAAATCGACGGTACGAATGTTCAAGTCGAGTATGACGGGCATCGAGTTGCCTTTCATGGCAGAACCGAGCGCACAAATTTCCCGAAAGAGGTTCTCGCCGCGCTTACGGGAAAATTTGCGGATAGTGAGGTCGTGTTCGAGCAAATGTTCGGCGACAAACTCGTGATTCTGTTTATGGAATGTTACGGCGGTAAAATTCAAGGCGGGCTATACGGCGGGGAAGAGAGGCTCATCGGCTTTGATGTTATGGTCAACGGCACATATCTCGACAAACTCATAATCAAAGAAATCTTCGACAAGTTCGGTGTAGAAACAGTCGAGTTCTTTAAAGTGAGCGGCATTGATGAGGCGTTGAAAATTGTCAGTAGCAATCCATTAAGCCCGCACTGCAAAAAAGGAACAACAAGGCAAGAGGGATTGGTGTGCGTACCGGCGGTCAGAATTTACGATCATCAAGGCAAGCGCATTATTGTTAAAATCAAAGAACGTGACTTGCTGAAAGTTTCTGAATAAGGTTGTTGCTCGGTTATGTGTAAGCCACTTACTCGTCCCCCGCAAAGTTGGTGTTATGTAGAGGAGATGAAAAAATGAAAGAATATAAAAGGCTGACAAGTGAAGACTTTGATTATCAATATGATTTTTGTTGTGGTTGTGATTTTTATGGTGAGCCTAATGGTTGTAATCGCCCGAATGGTGAATGTGTGAACTATGACACATTTTGCGAAATATATAATCGTCTTGCCGAGTTAGAGGACAAAATCGAGAAAGGAGAATTGCGAGATGCGGAAGAAGTCAAAAAGGAAACAGCGAAAGAGGTTTTGAACAGCATTTCGAAATTAGGCTCTTGGACAAATAACTGTGATATGGCGTGGTTTGCTGAGACTGTTGCTCGCAAGTTAAAGGATGAATACGAGGTAGAAAAATGAAAGAGTATAAGAGATTGACAGAAAGACGAGGTAATTTAGTAATTGATAACTGTGGTAATTGCCCAAATGTCAGAAACCCACAAGGGTGTACAGACGCAATCTGCTATGAAATCATACGAAATCGCCTTGCCGAACTTGAAGATAAAATTGAGAACGGAACGCTCGTATTTATTGATGAACCATTTTGGTCGGAATATCACGACTGTTGGGCAGTTTTCCAAAGAACAGAAGATATAGTACAAACTTGTTATATGACTGCAAATCAAGTAAAAGATTATCAAAAAGTTAAGGAGAAAGAAAAATGAAACAATATAAAAGACTAACCAATCAAAAATGGTCAGAAGATATTGACTTAACGCAAGAACTTGGATATTCACACATCTACAAAAGGTTGTACGAACTTGAAGAAAAGATCGAGAACAAGATGCTAGTGGAAATGCCTTGTAAAATCGGAGACACTATTTATTATGCAAACGTCTTTTCTCCTACTCCGGGAATAGAAGAATATATAGTGACTGGTATTAGAAGTTATGCAAATGAACTGTTGCATAAAATTAGTACACAGATTGAGTGCTATCCTGTTAAAGACGGTCCGTGTAGTTTTGGCAAATATATATTCAATAACAGTGATATATTTACCACCTGGGCAAAAGCCAAACAAGAACTGGAGAAATTGACGAATGAGTAAATTTACAGTAGTTGAAAAACAATTCGAGTACAAAGGTCACGATTGCATATGTATATTCGGTTGTCGTGGATATAGGTGTGGTTATGTGTCTATTGATGATGATAAGGAATTTAACGAATATAACATAGAGTGCCATGGTGGTTTATCGTGGTCGGGAACATTGCCGTATGATTATGGACAGAAAGAAACTTATTACATCGGTTTCGACTGTGGACATATTTGCGACGGAAATGACTATGACACAGCTTTGCAATACGGACTTCTCACCGAAAAACGCTTTAACGAACTTTTGGAAATGCAAATTCTTTCGCCCACTTTCTTGCAACCTGTTAGAAGTCTTGAATATGTTGAGGACGAGTGTAAAAAGATTGTTGATCAGCTGGAGGCGGTTGACAATATTTATGACAAAAATACAGACGCAGATGCCTCAATAGAATTTCTAAAAGCTGTGGATCCGTTTAGTGTGTACCATAATTTCTAATTAGGAGAAAACCAATGAAAACGAAAAGTAAAAGTAGAATCATATTTGCTTATCTCAATGCAATGAGCCAGGCGTGTATTTTTGGTGTTGCACTTGAATACCTGTCCGGAAGAGGTTTTGCAAGAACTGGGTTTATTGTTGGTGCAACATTATATATATTAGCTAAATTTGCAGAAAAACTTATAGAAGTATTTATAGAAATGGAGGAGGAAGAATAAATGAAGTGTCCAAAATGTGGTAAAACAATGTATTCATTGGTAAGTGCGGGCAGTGACACAGCACGTGGCAATTATATTGACGCGAAATATGTATGCCCTGGGTGTGGCTATGAGGTTAAAAACACAACAGATGTTAACGGTATAGGGACAATAGGAAAGTTTGTTCCTGATTATTCCGTAACTAACTATGGCTGGATTTGTCCTAAATGTGGTGCGGTATTATCCCCGTCAACACAAGAGTGTCCATATTGTACTCCGCATAAATTAACTTGTGGGACAATAGGTGAACCTCCTATTAAAACAGTTCCTTTCAGTAACGACATTACATCGCAAGCACAAGTATATGTGCCACCAACATCACTAGACAACATAACCGTAACAGGCAATTGTGATTCCACATCACACGGGGTGAATCAATGAAAAAAGATCGTATAACAGATTGTATCAAACACGGCGAAGAACAATTTGCAGCACAGCCGACTGCAGACAAACAAAAACAGAATCAGTTTATTGTTAAAACCAAGATTGAAGTTTTACAACAGGTTCTAGTTGATTATAACAACTATATCCCCACCGTTGGCAAACGCAAAATCACAGAGTGGCTCGATAGGTTGGTGGAATTCTACGAAGACCGTTACATGAGGAGCGCGAAATGAAATCGAATGAGTTGTTGAAAGATATTTATGGCAAATTCCAGACCGGCGAATACCTCAAAGTGCCGTCGATGCAAAAGGTGAGCGATCATAAATGGGCAGTGTACTTTTACGAAGACGGGCTAGTTCACTATGGGATATATTATACTTTAGAACGTGCTCAGACGCGGCTTGAAATAGAAAAGGAGAAGAACTGTGGGACTAAATAGGAAAAGAGGACGTATTCCTAATGTTATCAAAGAGGCCGCTAAACAAGCGGTGGATGAAAGCGGCTTCATGGCTTACCACTACGCTTGTTACGAGTGTGCCTGGGAATGTGATCATGATAGCGAAGTATACAAGCAACAGGTCGAATGGGATTATCCCCTTATTGACTGCATCGTAAAGGAAATGAAGGCTCGCGGCCTGTGGTAATTATGCAAATACACCAAACCCAATTTGTCATTAAATGTTGACAGGTTGGGTTTTGTGTGCTATAATAGTAGTATCTAGGAGAAGAGGTGACATATGAAAAGGCAAGACAAGTTTCCCGATACTACAACATTCCATTATCACAATGCCAATCCCCATAACCGTATCACCGGCGACTGTGTAACGCGTGCCGAAACCGTGGTTTTAGAAATTCCCTACAATCAGGTGGTTTTGGAAAATGCTGAGATGCAGTGCAAAACAGGTTTCGATAACGCGGATGCCAAAGGTATTGAAAAATATATGCAGACCAAGGGGTGGAAGAAAAATCCCCAACCGCGCAAAGCCGACGGAACCAAGTATACAGTCGCGGAGTTTTGCACACGGTTAGCAAAACCTGGTCAACGCTATTTGGTATCGATGGCTGGACACATAGTTGCCGTCGTAGATTGTAAAGCGTGGGACACGTGGGATTGCACCGATTGGCGATACACCAAGTGTGTTGGCAATTTTTGGTCAAAATAATTTTAAAAATTTCGTCATTATATGTTGACTTTTGAAAGGTGATCGTATATAATGAAGTTACAAGTGAAAATTGTGCCAAATAAAACTACAATTTTATTTTACATAAAAAGGAGAAATGATGAACCGAAAACAGCGTAGAGACCTTGAAAAACAGGTAAAACGTTTGAACCGCACCGAACGCCAGTTGGGCAAAGCTGTTACTAGCCTAAAGGAAGTAATGGGTTCTATCGCAATTCGTCGTCTTCAGAGTGGCATCGCAGACTCGAAAGACATCGAAATATTGCGCAATAGCAACTTCGCACATCTTGACAATGTAGAGGCTTGTCCCGATGGTACCAAGTGTAAACTGAATGTAGAAGGAATTCAGTCTCGGCCTCAAAAGGATTTGACAGACAAATTCAAAGACTGGGTAGAGGCCAACAAAGAGAAAGAATTCACCATCACTCGTGAGGGAGCTCGTAATTCACTTGTTTGCCTTGCGGAAGATGAAACTGAACCAAAGTGGTTATTCGACCTTTATACCGACTTGCTTATTTATGATGAGACAACCGGCGCGTATGAAGCATTGGAAATCATTGCGGCACGCGAGGAGCAAGAGCTCTTTGCTGATGTGGACAACAGTGAGCTAATCACTGATACTCAAGAAGAGTTGGAAAAACTTAGCGAGAAAGCGACTGAAGAGTAAGATTTTAAAAGGAGAATAGTTCTATGAGACAAGTAGTAAACAAAGTAACAATTGAAGGTTATTTGAGAGAAAACAATCTTGAGCTCGTCCGTGATAAGATGGGCGAAGAAGTGATTCGCGGCTCGTTGATTATCGCAATCGACGATGTGCGCAGTTGCCGTGTTCAGTTCTACGTGAACAAATACAAGGCGTTGCGTGCTGGTGAAACCACCAAACAAGAAAACAAGAGCTTTGCCAAGTTGGTGGACGTTTTGCCTGGTAACACAATGTCCGTAGCTTCGTTGATGAAAGACAATACCTCAATGGATTTCGAAACCGCCAAATTGTCGGCAACCAAAATGTGGGCATTTGCCAGTTTGCAAGAATATCTGCGTAAAGACGAAAAAGGTGAGGTTATTTCTTCGACGACCATTCGTGGTATTTCGGCAGGTATAAAAACCGAATCGGAAAATCATCCCTTTGAACCCCATGCGACGTTTGAGGTTGAAATGTATATTGAATCCAAACGCCCTGAAATGAAAGATGGCGAAGAGACTGGACGTATCGTCCTCGTTGGTTTGGTTCCTGAATATGATGATAGCGTCAGCAGAATCGAATTTGTAACCGAAACCGGCGACGCAACCGATTACATCGAAGAAAACTACGAAGTCGGCCAAACTGTTAAAGTTTACGGCAACGTGATCAATACTTTTGTTCGTATTGAGAAAGAAGTCGTTGGTGGCACCTTTGGACGTACGCCGGAACCTCAATATGAAACCAAATTTACCCAAGAAAGAGAAATCTTCGGTGGTACGGCAACCCCGTTGGACGAGGATGACGAACGTGGTCTCAAAAAAGAAGAGATTAAGAAAGCACTCACACTGCGTCAACAAAAAATCAACGAATTGCCCGATAAAGAGCAGCCCGCTGCGACATCGGATGCTAAACGAGGCTTTGCAGACTCTGCACCGGCGGCACCGAAGAAGAAATTCACTTTCGACAGCGGTAACTTCTAATTAAGTTAACAAAAAAAAGGAGAATAGAATTATGGTGGATATTTTCAACCCTGAAGTATCTCAGGTAACTAAAGGTATCGAAGGCAAACTCATTCTCATTTACGGCACCAACAGCACTGGCAAGACTAAAAACCTTGCCAAGGCTGACAAACCGTTGGTGTGTTGTTTTGAGAACGGCCTCGGTGCTATCAATGGCGTCAAGAACGTTAAGATCAAAAAGTGGACTGATTGGACGAGTTTCGTTAAACAGTTGACGAGCGACAAAACCATTGCTGAGGCAAAGAAGATGTATTCTTCTATTATTATCGACACTGTCGATGGTATGGCGGACCTCGCTTCTGAGTTTGTGTGCGGCAACTTTGGAGTTGCGCGAATTAACGACGGTAAACACTATTGCCCCTTGTATTGGTGACAATACTTGTGTACGATGTGAACCTTGAGGCTCAAGGGTGTACAATTCACGATTAGGAATCGCAGGAAATGGCGATTAGGAATTGTGCTAACAGGGAACGACTGAACGGATGACCGCCGAAGTCAATCCTGTGCCAAGCCAAGTAATTGGAAGGTCAAACGACTATTCCCGATGAGTGTAGGGAAGTACAGTAGAAGATGAGCTACTACTGGAAGTGCATCGCAACTTATTTGGAACTGCTGAATAAGTTGGTGATATAGTCTGACTATTATAGAAATATAGTAGATTACTCGAATAGAGGTTATGGTCTTTGGAAAGAATATGGAGCAGAAATCAACAAGTATCTCAAGCTCCTCACCAACGCTGGTTATACCATTTTCTTCATTGCACACGAAGGCGAACGCGTCTTCCAGGACGCACAGGGTAATGAGTATACGAAAATTTATCCCAGGGGTGACAAAAGGGTTATCGATCCTATTTGCGACCTTTGTGACATTATCGGTTATGCTCAAATCCAACCCGATACCGAAGATGGAGAGGAAGTCCTTTCAACGTTGTATTTGAAAGGTTCGCCGGCGTATCATGCTCGCAGTCGCTTTGTTCACATTGTGAAAAGCATTCCTGAATGGAACATCCAAAAACTGGATCAAGCTATCAGCGATGCGATTGTAGCAGAAGAAAAAGACAGTGGTATGAAAGCCGCTACTGCACAGGAAACAGCCAAGAAAGTTGCCAAAGCCAAAAAAGAAGAAACCGAGAGAAAGGTTCCCATTGAAGAACTTATCTCTACAATTGGTGACAAGCTTCAAAAAATGAGCGCAAAGGAAGGAGACATCAATAGTTACTCTGACCTTATGCAAGAAGTTTTGGGCACAAGTGACTTTAAAGCAAGTCAGGCAACCGAGTCTCAACGTCAACAGCTCGAAGCGTTGATCGATGGTCTTGTAGAACTTGGCTATTAAGCGAGGGTAACTTATGTCAACCTCGTTACGATGCTCCCGATGTGGCACTGCTGTGGTGGCCACATCTAAAAAGGTACTTGATGGGCAGACACTCTGCCCGTCTTGCTATCGAAAAGCCATCGAAGAGGTTAAGCTGGCAGAACAAGAGCTTGAGGAGCTGTTGGAGTATGCGAGAGCACTATTTGGTATCACCGAAATTCCTCCCGATTGGCTCGAGCAAATCAAAGCTTATAGAAAAGACAAGAAAACCTATTTTGGGATGCGAGCAACCTTATATTATTATTATGAGGTTTTGGGGAATCGAGCAGATCCAGACAAGGGATTGTGGGCAATTAGGAATTACTACGACACAGCATCACAGTATTTTGCTGAACAAAAAGAGTTGCGACAATCCAACACACAAGTGGACTTAACCCCTATTAAACGCACAGTCATTATGTCCCCTCCAGAAAACCCAACACGTAAACCAAAATATAACATAGAGGATCTTTAACACATGGCAGAAACAAAGAAAAGACTTACTAATAAATTAGCAGTGTTACAAGTGCTTGCTTGTCTGATGAAAAACCCGCTGCTATGCAACAGGGCAGAATATAATATCGAAATGGATGACTTTGTGGAACAATTTCATCGCATATTGTATGGCGCCATTAGTAATTTATCCTCTTCTGGACTGAAAACCATTACTTACATTGATATTGACCAATACTTGGCGCAATATCCAATGCAATATAAGGTATTTACTGATAACAGGGGTGTTGAATACGTTATTAAAGCGTTAGAAATCGCTGAAGAACGTAACTTCCCCTATTATTACAACACCTTGAAGAAGATGAGCCTCTTAAACAAACTTGAGGACAACGGTTTTGATATTAGTGATTTTTATGACGATAGTGTTGTAGATCCCCTCAAGGCTGCAGAACTTCAAGAAAGGCTCGATTCTTATACGATTGAACAAATTATAGGAACTTACGAAACCAAGTTCATTCAAGTTAAAGACATTTTTGCAAAGAATCGTGGTATCGTACAAACCAAGGTAGGCGACGGGTTGCGTGAAACCAAAGAGCGTCTGAAAGAGACACCAGAGCTGGGGTTGCCGTTAACCACTCCCAAGTTGACTACATTGTATCGCGGGCAACGATTGAAGAAACTTTATCTTGAGTCTTCCGCACAAGGTGTTGGCAAGTCTCGTCGAATGGCTGCAGAATCTGCTCATTTGGCCGTACCCAAGATTTTTGACACAGAACACAATTGTTGGGTGAAAACCAAGCTTCAGGAAAACGTGTTGTTTATTTCAACAGAGTTGGAGTTGGAAGAAGTTCAAACAATGTGGCTGTCTTATGTTTCCGGTGTACCCGAACATAAGATTCTGGACGGCAAATATAGCGCAGGTGAGGAACAGAGAGTTGATACAGCAATCGAGTTGCTCGAAGCCTCGAATCTATATTTTGTTCAAATTAGTAACTACGATATGGACGATATCGAAAACTTAATTAGGAAGTATTACCAAATAAATAAGGTTAATTATGTGTATTACGACTATTTAAGTACCACTATCAAAATAATGTCGGAAGGTGCTACAAAATCTCGCATTAGCAACTTGCGTGAAGATCAAATCTTGTTGATGTTTACCACGAGGCTAAAAGACTTGTGTAACGAATTAGACATCTTTATTTGGACAGCTACTCAGTTGTCTGGCGACTGGAAAAACGCTAAAGAGGCCGACCAACAATTGTTGCGTGGTGCGAAATCAATTTCGGACAAAATCGACATTGGTAGCATTATGTTGCCGGTTCGTGAGGCCGACAAGCCAATTATTGAATCGTATTTGGCAAAAGGGTTCCAGCTTGAACCTACGCACGTTATCCATGTTTATAAAGTACGTCGCGGACATTACAACAATATTAAAGTCTATATTAACTTTGATCGTTCGACTTGTCGCGCCGTTGAGTGTTTTGTTACCGATAATAATGGCAACTTGTTAAACATCGAAGACACGAGTATCGAGGTTGTGTTTGACAAAACGTTCGAAGAAAAGTACGATTTTGTTTTTTGAGGTGAATAATGGATACTTCGAAAGTAAAAGCATTATTGTCCACCGAAGATATTATCAGATTGGTTACTGAGGGATTGGGCTCTAATGGCAATCTTTGGGATTCGTCTGGGGCGCCAATTTTTCAAACAATCTGTCACAACCCGCCGGGATTTGGTAGTTACAAATTATATTATTATCCCGACTCTCAAACATTTTATTGCTACACCGAATGTGGTTCAATGGATGTTTTTGAGCTGGTTCAAAAAGCGAAGGGTTTTGAATCGTTTTTAGAGGCGTATAAATACGTTATCAATTTCTTTCATTTAGATGTAAGACGTCGCGGTTTTGCCGACGATACCGAGAAAGAATTGAGTGACGATTGGAATATTTTGAACAAATATGATTTCTATCAAAAAGTTCAAAAACCCGATGCTTCGTTGCCAATATTACCCACAAATATCTTACAATGTTTTGGCCCCTTAGCCAGTCCTATGGAGTGGAAAACCGAACATATAACGGCCGAAACAATGAGAAAGTTTGGCATTCGTGTTGATATTGCCAACCAAAAAATTATAATTCCTCACTATGATATGGATGGCAACTTAGTAGGAATTAGAGGGCGCTCGTATGACGCCAATGACTTATTGGATGGACGAAAATATATGCCAGCGTATTTAGAAGGCACTTGTTATCGGCATCCGCTAGGTTCTTGTTTATACGGTTTGCACGAAAATCTTGAAGCAATCAAAAAACATAAGAAGATTATGTTAGTGGAAAGTGAAAAGAGTGTCATGCAGTGCTACAGTTATTATGGTGAGAATTGTTTTGTAGCAGCTACCTGTGGTTCGTCTATATCCCCCGTACAGATTGATTTACTGTTGCGACTGGGAGTGGAAGAAGTTATTCTGGCATACGACAGAGAAAATGATACAGAGCCCGAATCAGAGCTTACCAAAGCTTATGAACAAAAGTTGCTCAAAACGGTATTACCGCTCACAAAATATACTAACACATATGTAGTTATGGACTACGAAGGCTTATTGCCATATAAGGGTTCGCCCAGTGATAATGGGCGTGAAATCCTTGAAAAATTAATGAAGAAGAAGATCTATATACCATCCCCCGAAGTAGACTTCAAAAAGGAGCGAAGACGTGCCACAAAGAAGTAAAGTAGAGAGATTCTCTTATACGAAACTTGACACCTATAAACAGTGTGGGTGGAAATATAAACTTCAATATGTTGAAGGAAGATTCTTCGCCGCCGATACTATCGCCACAAGCATTGGTACCTTGGTTCACTGGATTGAACAGCGCATCTCCGAAGCGTATATCAATGGTCGAGAGCCCGATTATCCTGCGCTGCTTGAAGACTTTTGGAATTGTAATATTCCGCAAAAAGATAAGTACGATAGAACTGGTGGCATCCAGGGCGTTAACTTTTTACGACAAAAATACGTTGATGAATTTTACGAAATCGACAAATACGGCAGTTCTTATGCACAAAGATGTAAGTTCTACGCCGAAGTTGGTATTTATCGTCAACAAAAGTTTTTGGAAGAACACCCCGACATCGAGCTTGTTGATGTTGAAAAATATTTTGAATATACGTACAAAGGACGTTTGTTCAGCGGATATATTGATCGCATCTGGAGATATAAAGGTACTGTTCAATATATCATCGATGATATCAAAACCAAGGCTGCGCCATTCGATGAAAAGAATGACGTACCCACACCATTACAAATGAAGATTTACACCATGGCTCTTAAAAGTTGTTACAATCTTGCAACCGAGCCAGATGAGTGTTACTGGGATTTGCCGTTTATTGATATGAGGCAACGTGCGGGAACAAAAGGATGGCTTAAACGTGCGGACACGAAGTTAGAGAAGCTGTTTGCTGGAATCGACGCGCAAGATTGGACACCACACCCCTCCCCTCTTTGTCATTGGTGTAACTTCTGCGGGACAAATCCAAACCAACCGGAAGGTGCCAAACATCTTTGTCCGTATCAGTGCCAATGGACACAGGACAACAAAACATTTGACAAACTGAACGAATGGGAAGGAATGGAACGACACGAGGCTATTATGCGCCATTATCTGATGGAACAATGCAGAGATTTGACCGATGAGGAGCGCGAGAATATTCCGCCGGACCGTGAAAAAATTAAAAAGAAGTATAACTTTATCTTTTAAGGAGAGAACCTATGGGACTGTTTTTTGATACATTATTTGGCCCTGCTCAAACAATGACACGAGAGCTTGGGTTACGCATTTATTATACAATTACGGCTGCCTTTCGAGCTGACGAAATAGATCAAAATCCTTATAATTTTGATTATGCACACGCATATCGGGTTGCCGCTAAACTACTTGATCCTATTGTTACATCTAAAACGATTCAGCAAAATGTTGCTGCCATCATCGGCGATATGTTGACCGAAGACAGGATGTTGGGACGTCAAAACGCTGATGAACGCGCACGTGCTTTTGCAGAACGCTTCAACGCATTTTACCCAAATATTATTTAAGGAGGTCACTACTATGACCAATCAGCTTATGTATACATTGATTCAATTTACCTGGGGCATTCTCCAAAACCTTGTGGGTTTGGTAATGTTCTTGGTATGTAAAATGCTTGGATGTAAATCCAAGAAGTACAAAAACGCTATCGCGACTAAGTGGAACAACAAATACGGTTCCGTATCGCTTGGGATGTTTTTGTTTGTAACCGACGACGAGGATGAAGAGCTGGTGGCTCACGAATATGGCCACTCGTTGCAAAGTCTATTTCTTGGGCCGTTGTTCTTGTTTGTTATTGGATTGCCTTCAATCTGCTGGGCGGCGTTTGGCGACAATTATATGAAAAAGCATAACAAGACTTACTATGACTTTTACACAGAAAAATGGTCCAATGAACTCGTTGGTTTGGACAGATATGGACACTTTCTTCCTAAAGCGGACGTAAACACAAAGAGCGATCATGAGTAAGAGGTTTTTCGTAATTGCTGATGTTCATTCGTTTTACACCGAAATGAAGAACGCGTTGGATGTGGCGGGGTTCGAAATTAACAACCCCGACCACATTTTAATCTCTTGTGGTGACGTGCTCGACCGTGGTCCGCAATCATCGGAAGTGCTAGAATTCTTAATGTCTATCCCTGAAGACCGTCGAATTTTTATTCGAGGTAACCACGAAGATTTGCTTGAAGATTGCATTAGCCGTCGTGATTTTTATCCCAATGATATTTCCAACGGCACGTTAAAAACAATTTTTAATTTGTGTGGTCTCCAAGATGACGCGTTTTGGTTTGGCATTCCCGGCGACCCGAATGGTGATTATCATCAAATATTCGATCGCGTCGCCAATGTTAAACCATTATGGGATTACCTCGCAGAATGTGTCGATTTTTACGAGTTGGGCACATATATCTTTGTACACTCCTGGGTCCCTATTGGTGTTACCGACTTACAACAGGCTACCAAAGACGAGTGGCGCAGTGCCAGGTGGGGCAATCCGTTTAAGTTGTGGAATCGTGGATACCGAATTCCTGACAAAACTGTCGTAGTTGGTCATTGGCACACAAGTTGGGCGCATAGTTTCTTACATAACAAGGGGACAGAATTTGGTGACGATTCTTGCTTTGATATCTTTATCGATGATGGTATTGTAGGCCTCGATGCTTGCACAGTCCATAGTCACAAATGTAATTGTTTTGTCATAGAGGAGTAGAATGTCAGATTTTCAAGTAGAGATTCTTAGACATCCAACCGACGAAGATTGGATGTTATGTAAACAATGTACTTTAGTAACAATAGGCAAAGATGCTAAACAGCCGCCAACTGACGAGTGGAAGCACAGGATTTTAGCCTCTGAACACAGCCCAATTAGGGTATTACATTTTGTATTTCGTATCACAAATGTCCCTTATTGGGTTGTGGGGCACCTGGTGAGGCACGTTCACGCCACACCGTTTGTCAAGACGCAACGTAACGACCGTCAGCAAAACTACGACCGAGGTAAAGCACCCCAAGATGCGCCGGTTGACTTTTGCTGGGAGATGAACGCTCAGGAGCTCATGACGATTGCCCATAAGCGTTTATGTAATCAAGCAAGTCCTGAGACGCGTGCTGTGGTTGCCGAAATTTGCCGTCAGGTGGAAATACTCAACCCCGAATTCAAAGGACTGCTCGTTCCCAACTGTGTCTATCGCGGTGGAAAATGTACAGAATTTTATCCCTGTGGAGCGGCCGAGAAAATGGTAGAAAAATATTCAAAAGGTGTCAGTGAAAGTTGACACCTTTCTGTATTTGTGGTAATATAACAAGAGAGAAAGGAGAGTTATATGTTTTGTTCTATACACAATCACACGGCCTATAGTAATCTACATCTCAGAGATTCAATTAACCGAATTCCCGAGATGATTAACAAAGCCATTGAATACGGTTTTAATGGTTTGGCGATCACTGACCATGAAGTCATTAGTGGTCATATCGAAGCTTTAAATTGTGGGGATAAAATACGTGAAGAACATCCCGACTTTAAGATTATCCTCGGTAACGAGATTTATCTTATAGACGAAAACGAATATAAAAACGCCGATAAGTATTGGCACTTCATTCTTTTGGCGAAAGACGAAATTGGCCACAGGCAATTGCGTGAGCTTTCCAGTCAAGCCTGGGAGCGCTCCTATATGGAACGTGGGCAACGCCGCACACCCACTTTTTATCAAGACTTTGAAAGAATTGTTGGTAAAAATCAAGGACATTTGATTGCCTCAACTGCTTGTATTGGTGGTCGTTTGGGTACGAGTATTTTACGCAGGGATTCGGATTCAATCAATTTCATGGTTAATTGGATGGTAGACACCTTTGGTGAGGGAAATTGTTTTTTGGAGATGCAAGACTCCGATTCCGATGACCAACAAGATGTTAACCGTTATATCATAAAGTTGTCTGAATTTTTTGGCATACCTTATATTGTAACACAAGATGCTCACTATCTTAACAAAGAAGATCTTTCTATTTTTGAAAAGTTCTTAAACAGTAAAGAAGAAAGTGACCGCGAAGTTAACGCGTTCTATAAATACACCTATATAAAACCCGAAGACGAGATTCGTCAAATCTTATCTTATCTTCCGAGCGACGTTGTCGATACCGCGATTAATAATACTCAATTAATTTATAATCAAATTGAATACTATGATATGCGCTGCCCCATCGTCGTTCCCGAACGTAAATTGCCAGAATTTCAAGTACGCCACTTGCTCAAGGATTGGTATGAGAGTTGCCCCAATATCAAGTTTTATGCGTATAGCGAATTCCCACAAGATAGATTTTTGCTTTATTCGATAGAGCAAGGGATTCTTGATAAAAATTTTACCATTGGTAAGGAACAGGCGGATAGAATAGAGATTGAGCTGTACACTCTTAAGGTCGTAAGCGAAGCCCTCGACCAACGAATGAGCGCTTATCTGAATTTGGTTAAAGAAATTGTCGATATAGCTTGGGAGGTTACGTTTGTTGGGGTTTCAAGAGGTTCGGCAATGTCGTTCTTGATTAACTATCTTATTGGCATAACTCAGGCCAATCCAATACCGTATGATATTCCTTATTGGCGTTTTATGAACGTAGAAAGTAGTGCTACGATCATGGACATAGATTTGGACTTTTCGAATGAGAAGGCCCCAGAATTAATGGACGCGTTACGTGAACATTACGGATATGATTGTATATTAAATACTTTAACTTACAAAAGAGAGTCGTTAAAGTCCGCAATTTTAACAGCTTGTCGCGGTCTTGAAATTCCGGTGGATGAGGCGCAACCCTTGTCTGCTATGGTGCCAATGTCTCGTGGGCACGTATATACTTTGGACGAGTGCGAGAATGGGGATGAAGAGAAAGGATATGAACCCGCTCCTGAACTTATCAAAGCGCTTAAAGCCTATCCTAATCTTTATGAAACGGTCTGTAAAATAGAAGGGTTAATTTCAGGTGCGGGAGTTCACGCTTCAGCTTGCTATGTGTTCTCTCACGGCTATCTTGAACATTTAGGGATGATGCGTGCCCCTAATGGAACTCGTATCACTTGCTATGATTACCGTGCGGCAGATCAGGTTGGTTCATTGAAGTTTGACTGTTTGTATACCGATGCTCAAACCAAACTAATGAAATGTATCGAGCTGTTGCTTAAAGCGGGTGAGATTCAATGGCAAGGTTCTTTAAGAGCAACTTACAACAAGTATTTACATCCTGATGTGCTTGATTATACAAATCCTCAAATGTGGGAAGATATGCAAAATGGCAAGATCGCCAATCTCTTCCAGTTCGAAACTCAAGTTGGAGCCGTTTGTATCAAACGTACTCGTCCTACGTCGGTTGCAGAACTTGGAGCAGCCAACGCTGTTATGAGATTAATGGGCGAAGAGGGCGAAGAGCGCCCCCTGGACAGATATGTTAGATTCCGTAACGATATCAACGAATGGTACAAAGAAATGGATGAAGCTGGTTTAACTCCTGAAGAACAGCAAGTTCTCAAAGAAGAGTTGTTGTCCAAATATGGCAATTCTGTTGAACAAGAAGATATGATGCGCTTAGTACAACGTCCTGAAATTGCGAATTTTACTTTGGGCGAGGCAAACTTGTTGCGCAAAGCAGTGGCGAAAAAAGACGCAAAGAAAATTGAGAAAATGAAAAAACGTTTCTTTGAGGCAGTTGACGAAGGGGGAGAATGAACAAATGGCTAGAAAAGAGTATCTTGATTATTGTTGGAACCATTTAGTTAAACCGCAAATTGGTTATAGCTTTTCTATTCCTCACGATATTGCTTATAGTATCGAAGCAGTACAAGAGGCAAACCTTGCTACGCGCTATAATCCTCTCTTTTGGTCGTGTGCTTGCTTGTGTGTGAACGCAGGTTCTTCCGCCACCGATTTCGAAGACAATGGTGACGAAGATTATGGCGACGAAGAAAATATCACTTCGCCCTGGGAAACCGATGTCGACGACGATATTAGCGATGCCGACGAGATCAAAAAGACTAAATCCGTTCCCATCAACTATCCCAAAATTGCCAAGGCTATCAGCGACGCACAACAAAGCGGTGTGCAAATTATGTTGCCTGATATTAATCTAGCACAGTTAGACTTCATTCCCGATATTAAGCACAACGCTATTGTTTATAGTTTGTCGACTATTACTAACATCAACCAAGAGTGGGCTAAGGCTATCATTGCTGGCCGCCCTTATTCCTCGCTTGATGATTTTATGAGCCATTTAACACTCACGCCGGTTCAAATGATTTCATTGATTAAAGCAGGTTCCTTTGATGCCATTGAGAACCGTCCGCGTCAGGCAATCATGCGTTCATATCTCGAAGCGTATGCTCGCACTAAAGTGACCTTTAAAGAAAAGGTCACTGCCGTCCATTTGGGTAAAGCCGTCGAGTTTGGCATCGTGCCAGAGGATTATAAATCTCACGTTCGAATGTTTAACTATAAAAAGTGGATTGATAAAAACGAAAAACAGGCAGACAAAAAAATCTACGCCATCGTCGATCCTGACAGTGTTCAATTCTTTGAGCGTTACCTCAAAAATAAAATGGTGTTGGGTAAAGATTACGATACCGTTCCGGCTGGATATACATTCAAAACCTCAACTTTTGAGAAAAAATACAAAGAGATTATGGCACCCGTTATGGAGTGGTTTAGCTCCAACGAAGGCCGTCAAGCTTTATATCGTGCGGAATGTGAAGATGTGGTTAAGTCAATGTGGGACAAATATTGTCAAGGAAGTCTGAGCACGTGGGAAATGTCATCAATGAGTTTCTATTACAGCGGCCACGAATTGGCAAATATGAAGTCGCTCGCATATAACCTTCGTTCTTTTAAAGCCCTTCCTGAAGAACTCAAACCTCTTAGGATGAAAACACTTAAAAGCGGTAAAGAAACTCCCGTATACGATGTAGTTGGTATTGCTGGCACTGTGGTCGGCGCTAATAATAATAAACATATTGTGACCGTACTCACCCCCACGGGCGTTGTGGATGTCAAGTTTTATGCCGAGGCTTATATTCATTATAACAAGAATATTAGTACGGTGGATGCCAAGGGTAAGAAAACAATGATTGAAAAATCTTGGTTTACACGCGGTAATAAATTGCTTATATATGGCGTACGCCAAGAAAATATGTTTTTACCAAAGACCGATTATGATAAGGGTATCCGCCATTCGGTTAATTTAATTGAATCGTGTTCGAGCGAATATCCCAAATTAAAATTCGAGCGTGAAAAAACAAAGAATTCGTCACAATAGGTTGACAACAAGAGTTTTTTGTGTTAATATAAATTCAAATTACAAGCAGAGGTAGTAATGGACGCAAATTACGCATTGGCCGTATCGTCGGCTTTTGAAGATAAAGTTAGATTAAAAGTACGAGTTGAAAGGATTATTTATCCAAAAAATGGTCAAACTTCCGGTAGTTGGACCATTGCTGCTTTTCGTATTGAGGAAGTGCTAGAGGGAGAGATCCCAGAGTGCTTTCAATGGTCTTTGCGTTTTACTGCCAAGGGTTCGATGCCTGCGTTAAACGCACTTGACACTTACACAATGGTTGCTCATCTTGTCGAAGACGCAAAATATGGGTTGCAATATGAAGTTGATCTGATGTGTCTTGATTACGACTTGACTGACAAAGATGACCAACTTAAATTTTTCTCTTTCTTTTTAACTCCAACACAAACTACGGCGTTATACGAGAGTTGTGATAATCCGTTGGCACTGTTACAAAACCACGATACGAAAGCCTTAATGAAAATAAAAGGTATTGGTCCGGTGACAGCGCAACGTATGATTAACAAGTACGAGGATAGTAAAGACTTGAGTCTCGCGTTTGTGCGATTTTATGATTTAGGGTTAACGAAGGGTGCGATTGAGAAATTGGTGCACTTTTATGGTTCTCCTGAGGCGGCGGTCGAAGTGATCGAAAAGAATCCGTATTTGTTAATTATTCAAGTGCCTGGTTACGGATGGGCTAAAGCAGACGCTATAGCGATGTCACAAGGACTTGCTCACGATTCAGATGAACGCATGGGCGCCTATTTGGTACATTATCTAAGAGAACAAGCAGAGATGAACGGCAACTCTTGGGTAAGCGTCGAAGACTTGTGCGTGGTTATTGACCAGGTGTGCGACCCACAAAACGATGAGCGAATTTATGAACTTATTCGTCGTAATATTAAAAATCACGTTTTGTATTATGATAAAGAAACCGAACGTGTTGGGTTAATGGAATATCGTGAACTTGAACAACAAATCGCCAATGAGATACTTCGTATTCAACGCGGCGCAGCTCATATTGAGATTAACCCAGAACGAGCTGAAACAATAATTCGAAACGTGGAACTAGAACAAGGCTTCGAATATACTGAGGAACAGCGAACCGCGATTTGGAATACTTTGAACAATCAGTTCAGTATTTTGACGGGCGGGGCCGGATGCGGCAAGACATCAGCGGTTAATGGTATCGCTCACGTCCTCGAAGCGCATAATTTTCGCGTTGCGCAAGTGTCTTTATCAGGTCGTGCTGCCTCTAAATTGACCGAAATAACCCATATTGAAGGAAAGACGATCCATCGTCTGCTTAAGTATGATCCAGAGTCGGGTAAATTCTTCCACAATAAAGAGAATCCATTACCATATGACATTATTATCGGCGACGAAGTATCAATGTGGGGTGGGGAAATTACCCTTTCTTTGTTACAAGCAATCCCCACCGGCGCCAAAGTGTTATTTATTGGTGATACCAAACAGCTTGAAGCAATTGGGTTAGCCAGTGTTCTCACTGACACAATTAAATCACACACGATGCCAACTGTCCAGTTAACAAAAATACAACGACAACAGGCAGATAGCGGCATTATCACACAATCACTTAAGGTTGCATGTGGAGAACAAATTGTGGGGCCGAAAACCAGTGGTGTTGAATATCGTGGAGTTCGTAAAGATTTTAAACTCGTTACTTATATTGATAGCGCTTTGACACAATCAAAAATTATTGACGAGTTTAAGGAACTTTATATTAACCAACACGTTCCAGCAAATGACATCCAGGTGTTAGTTCCGATGCGTAGTCGTGGCGAAGCCAGCTGTAGAGCGTTAAACCTAGCCATTCAAGAGATTGTCAACGGTACACCCAGTGTTGATGAAATAACAGTACCATATACCGACGGGAACTATAAATACAGTTATACGTACCGTCCTAATGATCGAATCATCATTATGAAAAACAACTACAAGACCATCAATATAGAAGGCAACAAAGAACCTATCTATAATGGGAATGTAGGTTATATTAAACAAATTGGACCTGATTTTATGATTGTCAATTTGACAGAGCAAGGTGATATTGTTTTGGGAGCAGAGGATTATAACAACCTTTCTTTAGGATATGCTATCACCGTGCATAAAAAACAGGGCGACTCATCCCCGTATGTAATTGGAGCTATCGACAGTTCGTCATACGCCCTAATGTCCAAAGAATTGCTGTACACAATGATTACTCGAGCTCGTAAATATTGCGTTTTAGTTGGACAGAAGAAAATTTTACAACAAGCAGTCAGAATTAGTCGAGTGAAAACAAAACAAACCTGGCTATGCGAGCTCTTACAAGAAGCGACAAAACCAAAGGAGTATTTAGATGACCAACAAGTGTGAAGAGTTTATGAATCTTGATGACCTTACGATTGAATTGGGGAAACTGGGACAAGTAAGTCCCCTTCCTAATTTGAACGAATACGAAACCTATCTCGATCTCAACGATCGTATTATTTATATCGATTTCGATATCGACGACACTCTTATTGAGTATTCTCGTCGAATCATTCGTTGGAATCGCCAAGATAAAGACATACCAATCGAAGAACGCAAACCTATTAAGGTTTTAGTTAATTCTTATGGTGGAAGTCTGGACTCTTGCTTGCACTTCATTGACACTCTGTTGCTGAGTAAGACTCCGGTGTACACTTACAACGTAGGCGTAGCAATGTCGGCTGGGTTTTATATCATGCTCGCTGGCAGCCAACGTTTTGCGTATCCCAACGCTCAGTTCTTAATTCACAGTGGTTCTGGCGGTGCTACGGGAACCTACGAACAAAGCAAAAGCCAAATGGAACACTACACTCGATGTGTAGAATTGCTGAAAAAATATGTCCTTGAGAGAACCACTATTCCAGAGAAGACATATAATAAAAAAAGAAGCACAGAATGGTTTATTTGGGCAAAAGATGCTATAGAGTTAGGTATCATCCACGGACTGGTTTCATCGCTAGATGAAATTTAAAAAAGTTTTTTGTCATTACGTGTTGACAATTTTCCAAAAGTGTGCTAATATCAGTGTATAAACAACAAGTGAGGTACACTATGGAAAATTGCAACGCAACAAAACACGGATTGGAAAGAGTGGTTCAACGCTCAAATTGTAAAGACGCTGTCGCGTATATCGACAGAGCATATCGCAACGGTAAAAAGCCTAACACGTTTACGCATCCCAAATTTCGTAAGTATTTACAAAAGGTCGCGTCTCGTTCTTGTATAGACGCAGAGCTCAGGGTATTCGGGAATCAAATCTTCGTGTTTAGCCCCACTGCGGAACTAATCACAGTTCTGGACATCCCAGATACATATGGGATACACAAGTATCGCAAGTAACAGGAGACGATTATGATTGAACTTAGGAAAGCTATGAGACAAGCTGGTTGTTCATCGGCTTTTATCTCATTTGCGACACGACTTCTTCGCGAACAGGAAATAATTTGGTCGGATACTCAAATTGAGTCGAACTGGATTAGTGTTCGCATTGAAGACGGTTATAGAAGAATAGAAATTGACGATTAAAAGGAGAAGTTATATGCACGACAATATATATGTCGAAGGACTTGAGGAAGGCCAGGTGTTGGCCGATGAAATATGGACAAAGATCGACCAAGAAATCACTCTTCATTCTGAGGACGAATTGAAAAAAGGATTCATCGTTCGCGGTTTTAGTGATTATTTGTTCCTCGTCATCAAAAAAATGAATCTCGAATTTGATTTTATTAAATTGGTTCCCGTATTCACGGCTGAGGACGCCGAACAAAAACTTGCTGACCTCAACGTGTTGGATATTGCTCCCGGCGGTGTTTCGAGAATTACGGGCGAATGCTGTCCAGATAAGGTATGGTTGATTAATTCCGAGGGGTTGATAAAGAACCCTGCCACTAATCATTTGTGTAAATTCAACAAAGATAAAGTTGGCAAGGTTATAGTCGCACATAACGCGGCGTTTGGCCCATTCTATGTAGGTGTTCCTCATAGCGACATCAACGACGACGGTAACTTTAATTGCATTGGTTTCTTACATATTGATGAAGCCATCGATTTCATCGAAAAAAAGAAATGGCTCAATAATGCGTATATGCAGGAAACTAAACAACACGGAGAATAATTATGCAAGCAGAAAAGTATTTGAACTTTAAACTCGATGACATTTTAAAGGGTGGTCAAGCAAGCAAAGACTTTAACGACTTCATTAGAATACTCCTGGCACAAGACCAAGATATTAAAATCTGGAGCGACGGAATGTATGTTAGCGTAGAGTACGATTACGCAGACCGCGAATACGGTTGCCCATATCTTGTGTGGGTAGACCCTAGCAAAGAATACGTCCAAGAATATGATGTAGAACCCGAAGAGGATCCTAGGGAACCAGAAGAAGAGGGCGACGATGAAGAAATTCCTCAGCCCGCCAATGTTGTCTTCCTAGACAAATAACAACTTGCGGTATAATACCGCACGTGGGACATAGAAAAGTTTCGACCGTACTTAAATCCGAAGTGAACTGTACGGGACCTGGGGGCAGCACCCAGATGTTCCACCAATATCAGAGAAGGATTTGGCAGACAACACGAGTGTTGTGACACTAGAATAATCCGAAGCGTTATCGGACGAATGCACCGAAGGTTGACGAGCAACGGAAAAACTCGAACTCTTTTCTAGGGTTCTCCTGGCGTTGGCGGACAACGTAAAAATCACCCATTTTCTTTTTTGTTTGTGTGAGTCGCCAATCCTTCCTCTGATATTACAAAAAATCCCCAAAAATACGGCAAATAAAACTGTGATTTTATTTGCACTTTTTTGTCACTAGAAGTTGACAAAATCCATATAAAGCAGTAAAATTTTGACATAACACAACTTGGAGCATATTTATGGCTAAACAGAAAAAACTTTTTGCTCGCCCCTTTGTGAAGTGGGCAGGTGGTAAAACCCAACTCATTCCTCAATTGGATAAACTTCTTCCGGTGTCTAAATCAGGCGAAGACTTCTACACTAGAGTGAAGTCAGGGGAATACACAACATATGTGGAGCCACTTGTTGGCAGTGGGGCAATGCTTTTTTATATGATGCAACGTTATCCGTTCCGTCGCGGCGTTATTTGCGACCGTAATGCTGAACTGATTAATGTGTATCAGTGCCTTAAGAGAAATCATCAAAGGTTGATAGATGAATTACGTACGCTTCAAACGAAGTACGACGAACAGGCGACCTTGGATGGTAAGAAAGGGGTTTACCTGTTGACAAGGCAATCGTTCAACACCACCGAGCTCTCCCATACAAATTGTTACCAAAAAGCGGCTGAGTTTATTTTTCTAAACAAAACCTGTTTTAATGGTTTGTATAGAGTCAACAGTAAGGGTGAATTCAATGTTCCGTTTGGTCAATATGAAACAGCAACGATTTGCGATGCTGACAACCTCAAGAGATGCGCGGACATTCTTCAAAAGGTGGATATTTACCGTGGTGATTTCACTGAAGTAGAGTGGGACATCGAGAAAGGCTCTTTTGTCTACTTCGATCCCCCTTACCGTCCTCTCAAAGGTAAAAACTCTTTTACCGCTTACGACAAAGATGGGTTCGGTGACGAAGAACAAAACCGCCTGTGTGAGTTTTTTATCAAAAGTGGTAAAACCGGTGCAGCGACGATGTTGTCGAATTCGGCTGACGAAAATGACACTTCTCTTCGTGATAAATATGAAAGCACAGATGGACTGTACGTTCATGAGGTTTTAGCTCGTCGTAACATCAACAGTAAGGGCGATGCACGTGGGCAAATCAAAGAGTTGGTTGTTGTTAATTACAAGTAGGGCTCTTTGTGTTATATATCAATGGCGTATAGTGTAATGGTCAGCACAGCAGACTTTGACTCTGCTAGTAATAGTTCAAATCTATTTACGCCTGCCACTTGTGGTTGCATACCGCCACTAAAATCTAGGATATGCTGACACCAGTGAAAGTGCTGTAAAAACTCCTGCTTGGGTAAATGTTGGAGGGCGTGGTTGATTTTACCCTACACCACACAAATCGGGTAAAGCCGATATTTACGTTAGATTGTCTTGTTTCTAACATTGTTAATTGGGCAAACGAGGCTGACTGTCGAACAAAGATTCGTCCAAAGCGCGAGGTACGGCAAGAGGCGCAATGAGGGTGAGTGGCCTATTCCCTTAAAATATAAGGTGCTACGACGTTGGTATTCTAGATATGTCCAACACCAGACTCGGCGGAGTTAAGCAGTAGTTAAATGGAATAAGATCCAGCCTTTAATTCATGCCCAGTGGTAGTGTAATTCGGAGCACGGCTATTCCAAGAGTAGACAGAGCGGTCCCAAATCCGTCATCTGGGCAACGTAGGTTCTTAGTTTAATGGTAAAATATCGGTCTCCAAAACCGTAAGATCTGAGTTCGAATCTTAGAGGGCCTGCCAATAGAATAATATTTTAGATAATGCCGAGTGGCGAAATTGGTAGACGCACCAGATTTTGATTCTGGCGACGAAAGTCTTGGGGGTTCAAGTCCCTCCTCGGTAGCCACTATAACTCAGGAGGTTCGTATGATTGACGATAAGCCTGTAATTGTTACAGACCCTAAGAAAATCAAAGAGATTAAAGAAGCACTACAATCAAGTATGGTGTATACCGAAGATATTACACCAGCCACCCCATCTCCGCTGCCTGAAAATGCAGCAGAGATGTGGTTTGGGAAACGCAAACAATAACAATATGTGACCGTGGCGGAATTGGCAGACGCGCCAGCCTTAGGAGCTGGTATCACAGATGTGTGAGTTCGAGTCTCACTGGTCGCACCACGGCGACACGACAAGGTGTCGCCCGACTGAGAAAAATCGTGTGTGTCGTAGAGGACAAGGGTTACTAACTAATTCGCGGTAAGTTAAGTGTAACAAGATACTCAAAGTACAAGAGTATGGTAGTAGTTTGGAAACGGTTCTACTACAAAATTTTTGAACGGGGCTACCCAGAAAATGCTCCCAAAATCCGGGATGTCAGAAGTAGGGGCGGCCCCTTTTTCTTCGGGGTGTAGCGCAGCTGGGAGCGCGTATGGCCTGGGACCATAAGGTCGCACGTTCGAATCGTGTCACCCCGACCAAAATAATTTTTAAGGAGAATTTATTATGACAATTCTTTACAGCACACACTGTCCCAAGTGTAAAATGCTTGAGACAAAACTTACCCAGGCGGGTGTAGATTTTACAGTAGTTGACGACATCGAACAAATGAAAGCATTGAAATATAATTCAGCACCTCACTTGGTTGTCGACGGAACATCTTATGATTTCAATGAAGCCATCAAATGGCTGAAAACCAGAGGTTGACCCTTATAAAAGGGCAACCCCTTTTTTGCTAATTAAAATATATATGGGAGTATACTATGACAAAACGAAAGCTACATATTAATATCAATCTCGACAAAGATTTTGTCACTACATTGAAATACCTCAATAGAAAATACGGTGACCAAATGTGTTACCTCAATGGCTTAGCTGACAAACAAATTAATTATACAGAGTTCATCGATCAGTTTGTGAAGTCTACCTCAGTTGCCGATGCTTCTATTGACAGCAACGCCAATATAGACCATAAAGATATTACGACGCTCGAAAACGAAATGTCAAAGCCACATTCTAAATTATTGGCCTTTCATAAGATTTTTTATGAAATGAAAAAGAAATACGGTCTTAAAGAAGCCAAAAAATGGGCAGAAGAAGAGTGGAACGGAGGTTTTTATTTGCACGATTTTTGTTCGGCCACGTTCCGTTCCTATTGTTTTAGTGGTGACACAAGAATCATGACAAAACAGGGGTTACGTCGGTTGGATGAGTTAAATGGTTCGACGGTATCTGTGCTCAATAAAAACCATGGATGGGAAGAGGCTACCGTTCAATGGTTTGGTAAACAAGAACTAAAAAAACTTACACTTACAAGATACGACACAGAACAAGTGTTTTATGTAACTGGTAACCACAAATGGTTTACTATTAACAAACGTAATATGGCTACCGAAGTTGAAACCGATCGGTTAACCCCTGGTATGAAAATTCCTTTTAATACAACCAAAACATGGGCTGCCGTAGAGCCCTCCCCTTTTGGTGTGGCACATGGGTTTTTTATTGGTGACGGCGACAAAGGCCCACAGCGTAGGGTTAACTTTTGTGGAGACAAAATTGCATTACTTCCGTATTTCACTCCTGCAAAGGTAAGAGGCCCTGAGTATGAAATAACAACCAGGGGCGTCCCCAACGCTTTCACCAAATTACCAGACCTCTCTGAGTCGGTGGGTTATTTATATGGCTGGCTTGCGGGTTATTTTGCCGCTGATGGATGTGTCGACACAAAGGGGAGATGTACTCTCAGTTCTACTAATAAGGAATACCTCGAGTGTGCGCAAAATATCTTATGCGTGTTGGGAATGCCAGTAAATAAAATTCGTTATCAAGACAGAGTGAGCAATCTCACACATGAAATGGGAAGGGTTTATGTTTTAACAATATCCAGCGAATATCTAAGAGAAAATTTCTTTATTCGTCCAACACACAGAGAACGGTGGCTCGCAACGGTAAATAAGGGGCGACACCATCGTGCCTGGATTGTAAAATCGGTAGAAGACACAGGTATCATAGACGATGTATATTGCGCAGTTGCGAAAAAAACCCATTCATTTACACTTGAAGGGAATGTTTTAACTCACAACTGTTTCGCTTATGATCTAACTCCACTCGTAAATAGAGGATTATTCTTTGTTAACAATTTCAACGCACAGCCACCCCAACATCTAACAACTTACACAGACTTCGTCGGGGAAATGGTGAGCTGGTGCGCAAATAGAACTTCCGGCGCTGTGGGTCTTCCCAACTTCTTAATTTATAGTTTTTATTTCTGGAAGAAAGATTGTGAGAACAAATACTATCTCCATTCTCCCGAATATTACCGCGACCAAGAATTCCAGCGTATTATTTATAAACTAAATCAGCCGTATTTGCGCGTTACACAAAGTGCATTTACAAACTTTTCCATCTTTGACCGTGAATACCTTATGGCGCTGTTCGGCGGCGTAGAGTATCCTGACGGAACGTGTGTGATTGACTACATCGACGAACTCATTGAATATCAAAAAGCCTTTATGGAAAAGGTTAGTGAAATTCGTTCAATCAATATGATGACGTTCCCGGTGCTCACCTATGCTCTTCTTCGTATCGACGGCAAATTCGTTGATGAAGATTTTGCCAAATGGTGTTGCAAACATAATATGAAATGGGCCGACAGCAACTTCTTTATAAGTAAAGATGTTACCAGTCTTTCAAACTGTTGTCGCCTTGTGAGTGATGTTAAAAATCTCGGGTATTTTAATTCCATTGGCGGCACCGCCCTCGAGGTCGGCTCTGTCAAAGTTAACACAATCAACTTAGCTCGCATCGCATATGCTACAAAAGTATGGAGCGAGAAAAACCACATCACCAACAAAGCACAAATTAAAGCCTATTATCTTGACTTGCTCAAATCGAAGGTTTATCTGTGTGTACGAGTGCTTGACCGTGTGCGTTCAATCATTGCTCGCAATATTGAAAAAGGATTGCTCCCCAATTACACACTCGATCTCATTCACCTTAAGTCCCAATATAACACAATCGGAATCACGGGTTTATGGGAGGCAGTAAAGCACTTAAACGGCACATATGTCGACACCCTTGGTAACGCGAATTACACGCCAAGTGGTCTTGAATTTGCCACCGAAATCCTCGCTGCAATTCATGACGCAAAAGACCTGTTTATCCAAACAGAAAAGGTAGATTATCAAATCAATATTGAACAAGTGCCCGCTGAACGCTGCGCGACTATTTTACAAGAAAAAGACAAACTCTTGTACAAACATGGTGAGTATGATCTTCCTCTTTACGGTAACCAATGGATTCCGCTGGCAACGCACACTTCGCTCCATAATAAAATGATAGCGAGCTCAACTCTCGACGCGGCTTGCAGTGGTGGTTCAATTGCGCATATTAATATCGACGCGCCCCTCTCAGACTTCGACACAGCGTGGAAACTTTTCAACACTGTGGCCGACTTTGGAGTCCCGTATTTCGCCTTCTGCACCCGCATCAGCGCGTGTAAAAATAACCACGGGTTCTATGGCGACATCTGCCCAATCTGTGGAGAACCCGTCAAAACAACCTACCAACGCATTGTCGGATTCCTGACGCCGGAAAAAACATATTCCAAAGAACGCAAGGCGGAATTTGCAAAACGCGACTGGTTTTCGGTGAATTCGAATGAAAATTAAGTTTATCAAAGACGAAGATTTCGTCAACTATAAGAAGCCCGCCATGTTCATCGGGGCGTGTATGTGTGATTTCAAATGTTGCACTGAAAATAATCTCCCTATCTCCACGTGTCAAAACGCGGAGTGGGGACAATGCCCCATTAAATCAATTCCAACTGATGACATCATCTTTCGTTTTCTTGCAAATCCGTTTACCGATGCTGTAGTTTTTGGTGGTCTTGAACCCTTCCTTCAAATTACTGAAATCATCGAATTTATCGACCTACTGCGGAATGCCTACAACAGCAACGCCGATGTCGTAATCTACACAGGGTATACAGAGGAAGAAGTGCGTAGCACGCGGTTTAGTCACGATTATTATCAACTTCAACAGTACACAAACGTTATTATTAAATTTGGACGGTACATTCCCAATCGTCCTTCGAGATATGACGATGTCTTGGGAGTCACGCTGGTGAGTGATAATCAATACGCAAAACTTTTGTAGAAACTACAAAGAAACTTGTCATATAATGTTGACAGGTTTCTTTTTTTTTGTTATACTCAATATGTAATTAAAAACCGATAAGGAGCGACAACTATGGATGAATTTTTCTTAACGTGGTTAGCGATGGAACAAGATATTAAAGACGAGCAAATGACGGCGCTCGAAGACTACGGATTTGAAGACGATGACGATTATGAGTATCAGTACGATGATATCGAAGACAATACTGATGACGGGTTCTTTGAAGACTGCTTCAACTGTTCCGGCCCACTGTGGGGGAACGACGACGAGACCATAATAAAAGACGAGGATTATTACGATGTCCAACTCTAAGGCCGACATTCAACTTGTTAAAATTGCAAAAATTCTACACGGTCCTTCGTGTGGGACGACAAACTGCGCCGATTGTCATTACCATGACATTCCGTCAATCTTTCCAGTCAACGATAGGTGCCACGATTATTATTCGGCAATCGAATTGGTGAAGCAGGGGTTCGTGGACGGCGCAGACTTCATTCAATTTTTAAATGATGCGGGCAATATCGTAGACACCAACCCTCAAGACCTGATACGTAAATATCAGGACACTGTAATATGCGAAAACTAGGAGAACAATATGTACACAAGTTTACTTGAACTTTTACGTCAATACGGAAACACAACTGATCCGGTTAAAGAAGCAGACATCATAAAAAGATGGTTTGTTGAAAACGACTTTGAAGATGTAGGACTTTCTATGATTCCCAGCTTGTCGGCGCATAAAATCAAGAAATTGCAAGACAAATTGTCGTTTGCGCAATCTTGGATTCCGTGTAAAATTGATATGAACTGTAATAAAGAGTTTGCTAACGATAAACTAACTGCTGATATGTTAAATTATATTATAACATATTGTATGCTGTCTATGTCGTTACCAGACGACATTCTCGATTGGGCAAAAGAAAATATTCCAAACATCAATGTTCCGAGAATGTTTTTTATGCCGACAGTAAAATACCTCAAAGAAAGATATAACATAGAATTCAAAGACAAGCCACAGTGGGAGTTTTAGGAGGAACAAAAGAATGGAAGAACGCATATACAATTCGTGGGCATTCAGCGATAACGAAGAAGAAAAATGCAAGATTAACTACAAAATATATTTGGACTTGAAAAACAAGTATAAGATTTTACAAGTTTCTAATTTTGACGGACCGTCAGAAGAACAACTGTTAAATAACGATATTGTCTATTCGAGAAAACCTTGCTACGCACATAGTGAGTATACTCTATATAAGGCACCGACCGAAATTACGACAAGTGAATTATTGTTGATATTTGATGGAGGTAATTTATGTTTTGGCGGAAGTAAGATTTCTAATAATAGATATAGGGTATCGGAAGATTAAATAGGGGTATGAGAAATGATTGATAAAAGAGAAATGGTACTTACAGAATTAAATCCGATTGCAAGTGTACTCGGCATAAACCTTGATTATGTTGTTGAAGACAATCGAGAATACCTATGTTGCGATGGTCAAAAAATATGCTGTAATTGTACGGGTATTTGTGGTATAAGACAAGAGTTTTTTGGCTATGTTTTTTTGAGAGAATGGCGCGAGAGATATATAGGAGCGTTTGACAAGCAAACCAGAAACTATATCAAACAATATTGGTATGATGATAATTTTAATCAACCCTATTTGAGGCGGTAAAATGACGGATAAACAAATTGAAGAAAAAATAAGAGAAGTAACGAATAAAATTAAAAACTATACAAATAGAAACATAGACTATTGTTGCCCCTTTGAGTGTAGGTGCCCGTTTATGGATAATGACGACTTCGGCACTATACCGTGTACGATATGTAAAGTAATTGGTACGGCAATTAAAGCAAACGCAATAACAGTAGGAGAATAAAATGGGATACAGACATTATTTTTATTTAGTTAAAAAATCGGACGTAGAAAAATGCCACAATATAAGCTTTAGCGAATTAAAAAGGCAGTATGGCGATGCTGACAGCGGTTATATAGATTTCGATGAAATTTTCCCACGAATTGAAATCTTTGAATTTGGAAAATTATATTATGAAAATACCGCCGAAAGAATATACAACACCGGCAAACCATTATTTGGCGACAAAGATTGTCAGGAATATTTTGAAGATTATTACCCTTTCGTTGTCGGTAAAGAAGGTTTGTTAGAAGCGATTAAGATATATAAGGAAAAGGTCATAAATGCTTATCAATCGCTTTTAGGGGACGGACAAGAAGTTCAGTACCCATTGGGTATCACTATGACAGAGGATATATCCGAATACGATAAAATGAAGAATTTTGTAAACGACAGAATTCTTTGGATACAAAACTATTTTGAAGACATAGACGAAACACACAAATATACAGTATCTGCAAGTCATATGTACGAACACGCAATCTTTAACCTAATTCATTTACTAAAAGTTATTGATTGGGATAACGAAACTATTTTATTTTACGGGTGGTAAACACAAATGAAAACAATTTACGCAATCAATTACGATACAGAATTTTTGATCACCGAAATCCCCATATTGACGGAATCTGACCAAGCGTACATCTTTGATTACGAACGTCTCACCGCCGACCAACAACGCGCTCTCGATTGGGAAGACACCTTGAATAAAAGCGAAGAAAACACCACCAACTGGACGACCGACAAGACACGCTTTGAAACCCTGAAACAAGAGTATATCAAAAATACGTTAGCACAACTTAACGCCGGCGCCATTTGTGCCACCAGCCGCTTTGACCGCGCTGTTCTCAGTGCGCATCAAATGGGGTTCATGTTCTGAAAAAAATTTTTTCAAAATATGTTGACAAAAGCTAACCCCTGTGCTATACTAACAGTATAACAACTAAGGAGCGTAACAACTATGGAATTATTATTAACCAGTTTAGATCTCACAATCAGTGAGGATTACGACGACCAATTTGAAGCCCTCACCGCTCTCGAGGATTTTTCAGATGACCTGAAAAAACACACCCCCGAAGAAGTCTTCCAATTCATTAAAGATTGGGTGAAAAAAACACGCCGCACACTCCGCGAAGGACTCATCGAAGATGGGCGTTGTCCTGATTGTGGAGAAGAACTCGACGCATTTGTTGATACCCACGTTGGTTACATCGATGGGCGCCCTGCTTACGAGGTTAGTGAAGTTAGGGGTCATTATTGCCCCGAATGTGGTTGGGAAGAATAAGGAGTTAAGAAAATGACGCTTTCGGAACTTAAAAAATTGTTCAAAACTACACAGGTAAAATCGTGGATAGAAGCAGGCAATGACGTTATTGCTATTGGCGATAAAATGATTACACGCGGCGATAGTTTTTCACGTTTGGATTATTACGCAAACGATAACTCGTTGCAGTTCTGCACCGAAAAAGAGTGCGCGGTCCCGTGTGGACAAATCACATTCAACAACGGCGACACGATATATTATAACATAATAAGGAGTGTAAAATGACCAAAAAAGAACAAATATACGAAATGGCAAAAGAAAGAAACGAAATAAAAGATATTATGAAGCTTTTAGACAAGTGCGTTTCATTAAACCCGATGCATAAAAGTGAAGTTGCAAGCGTTCTCTATGGAAACAACTACCGAAAAGCCGAAGAAGTCCGAAAAGAAACGGCGAAAGAGATTGCTCAGTTGAAAACTGCATTGCGGTGGTATATGGATATGTATGGGTGTAAACTCGAAAGAAACCCAGATGACGACTATGAGGAATATTCTTGTAATGGGTGGTATGTAATAGGCAAAGAAACTGCTGTTGCTTTATACAAAGCGAAGAAAATGCTTGAGGAGTAGATTATGAAAACGAAACAAGAACAAATTGAAGAAATAGCAAAATATATATGCAATGTATGTGATTTTAAGTGTGATTCGTTTCTATCAGGAATGGAAGAAAAGAGCATTTGTCCAGTCGCACAGGAAGCAGCCGAAGCAATCTATAACAAGGTTCTAGAGGAGATTAAAGCATGACGCAATCGACCATCACTACCGAGGTGAGCAAAATCGTCTTGCCGATATATAACATGTCCACCAAAGAGATTCTCTTATCTCTTTTCCTAGAGCTTACACAAGCTGTAGATTTTCTCATTCCCAATAAAACGTATTATTTCTCGTACGATGCCACCACGGTTGACGACGAGGTTACACACCGTCTGCGCTTAGGGAAACCGGACGCTGCTGACACCGCACGAATCCAGCAGACTATCTCGGACCCAAATCAGACCCAGCAAATAGATTGTTTCTTTCCACGTGTGTTTGAATTGGTGATGGACCGAACCCTCGGTTATAAAACTCTCACCGACATCAATAAAAATCTGTTCCGAGCATTCCTTGCAAAAATGGCAGATGGTATCGAGAATAATAAACTACTGCTTAACGACTTTGTGATAGTTACAGAAAAGCGCCAAGACACTCGACTGCCGCTCGCAGTCTTGATTTATTGGTTCCCGAAACAAGAGGAGGTATAATATGGCAAACAATAGAATCTACTTAAGATGCAAACAATGCGGAGACGCTCTTTATTTGGGCAAACACGACGGCGATGGCCTGTGGGTTTATCAAGAATACGGTCTTCCCCTCTCGCAAGCCCTCAACGACTTCTTTTTCGCTCATCACAGGTGCACCAAACCCCTCCCAGAAGGTGAGTACGACCTCGGTCTTGGTACGCCGTTCTCGAAAATCACGCGGTTTGATACCAACTTCGAAATCGCATACGAGTGCGACGACGACGAGAACATCACCGAGGAAGAGTTGTTAAGAGGTTCAAATGATTAATCGTGAATTAGACAACGCACTCAGACAAACAGTTACCGACGCACTTAGAAACCTAAATTACCCCTGTTACCACTCATCGCTCAATGTGTGGGGGAACGAAGTCATCATTGCGTATCCCGAATCTCCCGGAAGTGAAACTTATAATCAACTCCGTGGTAAACTGGAAACTTATAGTGTGTCCCTACCAGTAAACGACAACACCGATCTACAAGCGCTCGGCAAAGAGTTTGTTACTCAAGCAGAAAAGATAGAGCAAAAGGCTTACAACGAAGCGCTCGGCAAATGGTCAGAAACTTACCCCATAGACATCTTGCGCGAAATAATGGAGTGTCACGAACTCTGTGGTTGGAGTCTATTGGCGCACGACGGGGAGGGGGTTATTTACTATGGTAAAGTTACCATCGTGCATTACGCACTATACCTTCCTAATCTACAAAAACTATACGAAGAGAGAATATAATATGAAAATTAAAGAAAGCAAGAAGATGTCCAACGCAGACGTGGAGAGGTTTTTTGATACTCTCCAACTCATAGGGAAAGGTTTCACCGGCACCAAACAGCAAAGTGAAACAGCCCTTTCTGTATTTTACTCACTAATAATGAGCCGCCGCCAAGTGGTGTCTACTATCTGTGATATCCTCACCCCCATCGACCGTAAACCGATGGGTTCAAGGTTGATTCTTAAAGGACTGGTCCAAGATAAAGTGGATGCTGAACTTGCAGAACGGTTGGCTACTTTCGCCTGTAAAATACTGTACCTCGATAAACTCACAGAACTCGATAACGAGCGTGAAAATTATCATTCCACTCGAGCATACAATTTCCGTGTGTGCTGTTCCAAAACAGCGAAGTATGAATTCTGTTATGAGGTTGTCTATAGGCAACTGGCTAAAATTGCCAAGTCTCTTTCCCTAACGAATGAGTACTTTACCTTCTTATCCGCATGTGAAGCTGAAGTCTTAGAATCCTTGGGAACAGAAGGAGCGCCACTGTTTGGCGATCAAACAATCTAACAATGGTAAACATTCAGATAACCAAAGCGCAAAATAATTGCGCCACTATATATTGGGCAGAACTCACAGGTTTCCTTCCCGAAGATGCCCCCCGACTTATGGGTCGTGGGCACTCCCCGGAAGAAGCGATGCGAGATTTGAAGTGTGGCGTAAAACAATGGATCGAACAACTGGTGCACGACGCCGAAGGACTAACCCATAAGGAGATATAACGATGCCAAACTGGTGCGAAGGCGTACTTAAAGTACGTGGTTCAATGGAGAATATTAAGAGATTTCTTTTTGAAGGAACTGATTATAACGATTATAAATATATTCCACATCTGAATGACAAGGGGATAATCAGTCTTGAAGAAACAGCGATTCCACGCGAAGGGGTAACTACAGAAATCGATAACAACGGCGTGTATATCACAAACACGGATGAGCTTTATATCAAAGATACCCGCCGGATGTTCGTTGCCAGCGACGTTATCGACAGTTGTGTAGTCCGACGGGGAGATACTTGTTTAATTTTCATAGATGTTAAACAAGCGTGGGGCATTGTAGCCGATAACCTTGCTCAGATTTCCAAAAAGTACGGCGTCGACTTTCGTATTTTTGCCACTGAGTCGGGTATGGAATTTTGCCAAGAAATCGAAGTCATCAATGGAGAAATCACGAAAGATAGAATAATCCCGTATACAGACTTTATGTGGGAAGCTCCCGATCCAAGAATCGGCGGTTAAAAGGAGAATTGAATTATGGATACTACGACAAGACAAATAATTATCGGAGAGACAGACTATCAGTACGCAAAGAAGATAGTCCGCCTCGTTAGAGAGTTTGACGACTTTCGGCAGCGCCGTCTCGTAGAAGGGACAACTGTAGAAGACAGAGAAGCAATCTGCGACAAATTTTTCAGCACTTTGATTTCTCAAGAGGCGTTCAAAAAGCTCTTGGAACAATATTCCCAAGCAGACGGGTATGTCGACGCAATTATGAAGAGACTTCCTCGCGACATGTGGATATTTTTGCTGACTTATTTCGACGTCGCCGAAGAACCCTCGGAGCTGCCGATGTGGTATATCACAAAAGCTTACATGCTGCTTGCGGCGCTGTCGGTGTTCGATCTGGATAACTACGGGTACAGTTTACAGTTTTCGGTAACGATGCCGTTTAGGGATCTCATCGAGATTTTGCTGACGCATTACGAGAAACTCTCACTCTTTAAAAAACCCCTTACACCGGCGACTACGAAAGAAGAGGTCAAAGAAGAGCCGATAATTACGGAGGTTTAAGGAGGTATATCGTGAGTAAAGAAGGTAACAATTATAGAGACGAATTCATCCGAGCGATGGACGATCTACGATTCCGACTGACACATAAAGACGAGGTCGCTAAGTTATACGCAGGCGGAAATGGGCTAACCATTTGTGACTGCTTCTTTAGTGGCGTCTGTTCGGTTGCGAAATTCCGTGAATTCTGCTCACAGTATCATTTTAAGGAGTATGACGACGATCCGAGACACATTGCAGAGATACTGGAATATGTCTTGAACAGATTCTTTGATAAGAAGTGGGAGCAAGAAAAAAGCACGCTGCTTAAATACGACTTCGGCATAGAACAAGCCAAGAACCACTGTGTTGAGATAGTGAAGGATATCGCTGCTGCCTATATTTATAGGTTAAGAGAGTTGTACAACTACAGAGAATTAATAGAGACAGATTACTTCTCTTCCAATTTGAAGCGTTGGATCGGGGGATTTTACGCAGAACATTCCCTGATCGATGCCATCGATTGTTATTACGCTACCGACGCACAAGAAAAAAAGGAGGGTTAGATGGCCGATTTTTATATGTATATAGGGCTTCCTGGTTCGGGGAAGAGTACAATAGCTGCGGCTCAAAAAAGTATGACAATCATCAGTAGTGATGCGATTCGCAATGAACTTTATGGCGACGAAAATATTCTCGGCAAGCACAATACAGTGTTTGAATTAATGTTGCGTCGTACCAGAGAAGCTCTCTTGAGAGGAGAATCGGTGTGCTACGATGCGACCAATCTCGCAAGCAGACGCCGCAGGGGCTTACTAGAACAGCTTCCAAAAGGTACGAAGAAACATGTAATTGTTGTGTGGGCTCGATACAGCACTTGTTTAGAACGCAACGCTAGAAGAGAAAGAAAGGTAGAACCCGAAGTAATTCGGCGTATGTTGACACAATTTGAGGTCCCCTACTATGACGAGGGGTGGGACGACATTACCATTCTCAAGAATGATAGCGTGGGATATGATTCCGCAGAGTTATTCGATTTGCTAAATATTCCTCACGATAACCCTCATCACGATGGCTCAATTAGCGAACACATCTACCGAGTCCAAAAAGCAGTTCATACACTTTTGTACGCCGAGGATAACTCTCGTTTCCCCGACGAAGATACAAAGAATTTGGTTTACCCCATCCTTCGAGAGGTGGCAACATGGCACGACGTTGGCAAGCCTTTCGTAAAATCCTTCTTCAACGCGAGACAAGAATTCACGCCGAAAGAAGCTCATTATTATGGGCACGAGAACGTTTCGACGTATCTGTATCTCGGAATTGAGGGCGTAGATGCTACGAATATTGACGCTGACTTATGCACGGCGTATCTTATAAATATACATATGTTGAAGTTTGTGAAAGAGAGCAGACGATATAAATCGTTGCCGGCGAACATCAAAATCTTGCTCGATTTCTTCAACGAATGTGACATCGCAGGAGCGTAAAACTATGGAATTAAAAGTTCAAAATTTAATTACAACAGACTTAAACTGGCGCAAAACATTGGAAGGACTTTCCATTATAATAAAAGAAGATGAAAACTACCTTCTTTTAAAATATGGAATTACCGCCGATTTTGCCAACCCAATTGTTCAAGAATGCCGTGGTTTAATTTTGAACAAATATACTTGGGAAGTGGTTTGTCATTCGTTCGATAAGTTCGGTAATTTCGGCGAGTCTTATGCCCCTGAAATAGACTGGACGACGGCACGCTGCCAAGCCAAGATGGACGGCTCGCTCATTAAAGTGTGGTACGACAAAGGACAATGGCGTGTCTCTACGAACGGGACGATCGACGCTTACAAGGCGGAGCTCCAGCAGTCAGACCTTATAACAGGCAACTGCCCATATCACACCTTCGGCGAACTCTTCGATACGGCGCGACAGACACAGCTCCCATCCTACGAACACCTCGACTCCGACTGCACTTATTCATTTGAACTTTGCTCGAAATATAATAAAGTCGTGTGTCAATATGGCGAACCAACGATCTACCACATCGGCACTCGAAACAACAAAACGAACGAAGAGAGCAATCCCAACATCGGGGTGCAGAAACCAACCGAATATCCTCTCCATTCCCTCCAAGACTGTATAGAGGCGGCGGCTCATTTGAGTTATAATGAAGAAGGGTATGTTGTGGTTGACGCTCACTGGAATAGAATCAAGGTGAAATCACCGACATACATCGCGGCGCATTATATGAAGAACAATGGGCAGGTTTCGCTCAAAGGGTTATTGCAATATTACCGCGCTGGCGACCTGGACGAATTTGTGACTTACGCGCCCGAATATGCTCCTGTCGTAACAAAACTATATAAACTACTCAACGCCCTCAAAGAGGAATTGAGAACGACAATGACCGAAAGTAAATACAAAGCATATCCTCGCAAAGATTTCGCTTTGGTTGTTAAAGAATCGGGCACCCGATATCCTGATTATTGTTTCAAGTGGTATGACGACATCGACTATACCCCCGAACGATATCTTGAAGAACTCTCGTTCGACCGGTTCCTCAAAATTGTTCACGCGCGTTGGGATTCTGTCACCAACGGTTGACAAACGACGACGGTCGGTTTTGTCACAGAAGGTTGACAAACTCGGTTTTTTATATTATAATGATTTTAAAGAATCGTAAACAGAAGGAGTAATATTATGACAAATAGAGAAAAGTACGAAAAAGAAATACTCGACGTTGTATGCGACAGAGGTTTGTTGGCAGTAGATAAACACACTAACAAAGTTATGTTGTGCAAGGAATGTGAGTGTCAAGATTGCAAATTTGATGACACTCTTACTTGTATTAATAGTTTTAGGGAATGGCTAAACGCTGAATACGTCGAACAGCCAAAGTGGAAATTTACCGAAGATGAAAAGGCTATCTTGCGGAATTTACCAGAAAACTATAAGTGGATAGCGAGAGATAGTGATGGTAATATTTTCGTTTACGAAGATAGGCTGCGTAAAGAAAGCGGAGCCTTGACTGACTCGCCTCATCATAGATTGCCCTTGTTTAATCATATGTTCCAAACTATCAAATGGGAAGACGAAGAGCCGTGCGAGTTTAGAAAGTATATAGGAGAACAAAATGGCTGACGCAAATAAAGAGGCATTCGAGGACTTAACTACCAAACGCTGTCGTACGTGCGCTGTCTGCGGCAAACCCGAAAACGATGGGCTGCTCTTCGATGATTCTGCGTGGATCTGCAACGACTGCCGAGCGGTGCTGGGTCAGTTGAGAGGATGCTACATTCGTTCAGTTAGAAACAAAGAAAAGAGCCAACAAATCAAGAACGGCTTGACCAACGAACGAGCCCGTCTGCTGATCGAAAGCTGGTTCTGCAACTTCTGCTCAAATAAGGGGCAGCCTTGTATGGATGACTTAAAAACAGAAAGAGAATGTATCAACAACAAATTGGCAAAGATTGGGTTATATATCGGACATCGAGAATTTCCGCTGATTAAGAATATGAAAGTCAATCGCCCTCGTTTTGTACAAGTACGAGAACAGGAAACGTGCGATAACTGCGGACGAGAATTCCCGTCGGGCAACGCTATGGCCAGAGTCGAAGTTTTTGGCCGGACGACGGAGAACGAAACATGGGGGCACTCCTACGTGTTCTGCCCGATGTGTGCTAAGATGCTTTTGAGAAAGGCTGAAAGAGTAGAACAAGAAGAGAATTTATAAGCCCATATAGACCGAAAGGTCTATATGGATATTAATTTCTATGGGTGTGGTCAGAAGTGGTCAAAAATTTTATACAGTGTCCTGGACCTCTTTGTAAAAAGGGCAAAATTTCCCTCTAACCGCCCATAACCCGCTATAAACCCCCATAAACCCCTATAAATCACTTTAAATCACCGCCAAAGGAGGCAACAAATGACAACTAACTCATCATCGTACGAACTCGAACACGAACTCCGATATCATCTTCCGAAGTCGGTCTTCGTCAACCTTCTAACGAGCCCATACAAACCATTCACAGTCGTTACCCGATACATCATCCGTCAACTGTGGACGTATAACGATGGCATCGCTCGTAGTCGTATTCGCGAACTCGTTGACAGCAGCGGCGCCTGCACATACACAGCGTGCACCAAGTACAAACTTGATAAAGACAACCAAATCGAGTTTGAACGGCCCATTCTACCGGCCGAATTCGCCAGCGTTCGTAGTCTTTATCCGAACACAGCGCTCGACGAAAAGGTTCGATTCCGCATCTTGACGAAAGAAAACCCGAACATCTACTTCGTTGTCGACCTTCGAGCGACATCAGACGAAGCCGTCGTCGAAATCGAATGTGCAAGAGACACGCTCGTGGAAATACCGAAGTGGATCGCTAAAAACGCGCTGAAAAAGTGAGCGTATTATATATAGTATATATACATGCGTGCGCGAGAGAGAGGCTGAGATGCCTCTTTTTTTTATTAAAATAGGGACGGCTGACCACTTTGGGCCACCGTGTCGAAATCGAGGCGGTTAAACTGGTCGAATTCGACGGAATTAAAGGGGTGGAAAATGTGTAAAAACCACCCCAATATCGTCTGGAAAAGTGTAAAACCTGCACCAATTTGGCTCATTTTTTATGCTTTATTTGCACGTAGGCGATAGACGTTGGTACACGTAGGCGGCGGACGTGAACAGCTGTAGGCATCCGATTTTGTGCCTTTTTTGGCGTAAACCAACACCCTATTTGATTCCTTTGTAACGCGAGTTTGCACACAAAAAGTCGAGTTTGCACACAAGAGTGCAAGTTTTGCACAAGCAAAAATGGGTACTAACTTTACAGAGAAACCGCAGGAATTTGATCGTTTTCAGCGTCATTTACGCCATCAAAGGGGGACATTTTGGCACTTTATAGGGTCATTTATAGGGTCATTTTAGTACCTTACAGTATCATTATAATGTCAATTATAAGTGACATTAAAGGGTTATTTGTCGCTTATAATAAACATTACTCTACGAAACATAGTGTCAGTATACTGATACTTTTGGCATCATCCGTCGTCATCGCTCGTTAAAAAAACCATACAATTTTGGTAACGAAAGGCATCGAAAACGTGACTTTTGATGTGGATAACTATGTGGAAAAGTGGACAACTCGCCGCAAAATCGATGGTAATTTTTTGTCATTTTAATAGGAATATTTTGTTCTATAATAGGAATATTTTGTCCTACTTCAGGCGGCGGACGGTGTCATTTTTGTCTAAAGTTATGTACCGTTTATGGTACATTACGTCATCATCGACCGTCATCAGCCGTCGACATCGTGTTACAATTTTCTTCACAAATATCCCAAAATACCCTGTTTTTTTATAAAAATGCAGCTCCGCCAGGACGGTTTTGGTAGCGATATGTTCAGTTTTCTAAACCAGTGCTAACGGGTAAAAAACGGGCGCAGCCGCATAAAAAGATGTCCGCCGCCGATGGTAAATTTTTACACTATTGAATAGGAAAATTTTGCACTATTTTTTTCTTGAAAAATATTTATTTTTTTTTCTAAAAATATGTTGACAAACTGTCGAACCTATGTTATACTTAAAGTATAAAAAGATTAGGAGACGGTGATATGAACAGAGTCATTAAAGCAACCAAATTAACCAAGTCGGAAGTCGAAGCCATCAACGCCAGAATCTTCTTCAACAATCTGAAGACAGACACCTTGTGCTGGTCTTGCATGAACGCCCGCGACAATAAAGAACATTCCTGCTCGAAGTTCAAGACTGGCATCCCGGTGGAAGGGAGCAAGTATGAGACGCATCAGGGGGCGTTGGGTGAGGAGTACAACATTCGTGAGTGCCCGTGCTTCAAATTCGAGTACGATCGTCCCCAGGCGATCAAGTCCGTCGTCGGCATCATCGCTCATTGGTGTGACGTGACCACCAGGACGGTATGGAGAAATCCGAAAGGATGGGTGGCGATGTACAACAAGATCTGCCCCGAGTGCCAGATTATGCTGGCGGACGAAGAAGACGACGAATGGGACGATGAAGAGTAAGAAAGATATCCAGGCATAGCAGCCTGGGTATTTTTTGTGTGTAGGCGGACGCGTGATGGGGGAAAATGGTCTGAGATACCCTTTTTTGGTTTTTCTTGAGCTTATTTAAGCTCTGTAGTAAAAGAAAAGAGTTTGGTCGACAGATTTATCGACCGAGGTATTTTCGTTTGTGGAATAAGGTGTCTTCATTATACGACAAGTTAGAAGTATTTGTCACCCTGTGTTGACATACCCGCCGCCGTGTGGTATAATAGAAGTATAAAAAAGAATAATGGAGGTTTAGCTTATGGTTAAACAAAAAAAGACGTACACGGTTGACGATTTGGTCGCTTTCCCGAATAACCCTTTGGACGAACAAGAGACTTCGATCGTTTTTGAACGCAACGGCGACAAGATGACCATCTGGACCAGTGACAACACAATAGTCACCAAACTCAGGGGATTAATGACAAAGAGTCCTGAAGAATATATCCTGCGCTCGATATCCACTTATGATGGGCAGCCGGTGGCGTATGAGGTTGAGGCACCTAAGGAATTTTTGTCATTAAGAAGTGTCCGCGTGACCCGCACTATGACCGAAGAGCAACGTATCGCAAACTCAGAACGCATGAAAGCAATGAGGGCAGCACAAAAAGCGGCGGCGGCGGCCAAGTAAAAAAGCCCCGCACAATAATAACACCCCACAGGAGGGATAATCTAATGATTGAGACGACCGTATTCGGGAAAATCATCACCAATATCACCATCGGCGAAAAGCAATTGGCTCGCGGTAACAAAGTAAAGACGGCGGCCTATACTGTCTGCACTGGTAAAGATTTCGGCAAATGGTGCAGCATCGAAGTTGTCGCCATGGGTAGGCAAGCGACTTACGCCGAACACAATCTTCAAAGGGGCGGGTATGTCTACCTCGTCCTGAATGGCGCTGGAACCGGTGAACCTAATAAGTTTTCGTTCACCGTGGTTAAGCAACGTAGTGGACCGGTAGACGAAACCAACAACGACGACTCTGTTGAAGTGGCGGCGGACGAGGTTACGCCCGAATCCTCAGAGGACTACGAAGAACTGCCGTTTTAAGGCGGCGGGCAAACCAAAGGCGACGGGGAGATGTCCGCCGCCGGTTTTGACGTGGTTGTATTTACAGCCAGACTCTGCACATATGTATACATGCGCGTGCGGGCGTGCGTATATGCGTGTGTATGTGCATGCGCGTGCACGTGATTATATGTCATATGTCAGTATATCAGTATTTCAATATATCATAAAACAAATATTTCATATTTCATATGTCATATCAACTCTAAAGAGTTGATATGACCATATAACATATATGTACTACACTGTAGTACTGTACTACATGTAATACTGTAATACAATATGTCATATGTAATACATGTAATACAAGGAACCCCTATAGGGGTTCCTGAATAGAAGAAACACGATATGTGGCGACACATATTAAAATAAACTAAAAAAGGACTTACAAAGATGCAAACATTAATTGAACAGCTATCACAACAGCTACAACAATTCGAACAACAAGTACAGCAACAAATACAACAAATGCGTACAACTATTAACGCTTTGTTATCAAACTCTAATACCACCACTACGGCCACTACACCAGCAACTGCCACAGAATCTTCACACTCATATAATAACGACTGGCTTAAACAAATGTTTCAGCCATTATATGACATCAAATTAAAACCGTTAGATTTAATATTAACCTCAGCACGAGAACAATATTACTCAGATCTACAAAATGAGATTCCGATATTGAAAGGATATTATACAAAAGATTCACAAGGGAAAACCACAACATACTTATCATTTGTGTTAGATGGTGGTTTATCATTCACTCAACCAAATACACCAGAACGACAAATCCAATTACAAGGATGGAGAAAGTATTTTGATTTCACCATTCCCGCCGACGATATAACTCCGTTTCAAATGAAGAAAAAACCAAATTTGAAAATACCCTCCATCTCTCCTGTAGATAGTGTAAAAAAACGCGCTAAACGACCGGCTACGTTTGCAATACTTGACCCAGTAAGCTATGAAGATATTTGCTATTTGGCTGGCCATCTGCCTTCTAGTAAACCTCAATATAGGGAACTCGATATTCAGTCATTAATAGAGTATTATGGATTATCACCGACCGAGAACGACATGTTCACAAGAAACCCTGGTAAATTCAATAGAGGAGATTATTAATATGCAAACTACAAAAGTTATCACCAACGCAGCAGTAGCTCGTAAACTTATACAATTAGGATTCCCACCAATAGATATTAAACCAGCAAAAGACAATCCCATCAAGACCTCCTTTGTATTTGAGTATACTCCTCTCTTTCATCAGGCTTGGCTACGAGTAGCTAAATTATTAAATGTAGAGATCCCCGAAGCTGCCCAGGAAATAGAAAGGGACTAACGTCCCCTTCAACCCCTACGCGGCTTCGCCAGTGTTTCAAACGCTTACACCTGCGGTGTTGCGCGTTAATGAAATTGCGCATCTATTTGACCTGTTATCACTCCGGAAAGAAACATATAAAAAAAATAAATATTTTGTCACTCCCTGTTGACTTTTCACTCTCCCTGTGTTATAATATAAATATAAAGAGAAACAAGGAGGTACCCAATGAGGTTCCAGATGGATTCCAAAAAAGCCACGCGCTCAATCCCCATCCCCCCAGGCGACGCTTTTATCTTCGATACGTTCCCCGATGGTATCAACGACTATCAGCCTACGTCCGATGACGACGCCGTCCTCCTCTCGGGTGATTACGCTGACTTCCTCGCATCCATCCCTCCCGATCTCTTCAAATAGCGAGATCCTCGGGGTTAAGCCGCTTAAGGGTGTTGACGGCCGTGAAGAACGCACGTCGCTGCTTCCCGAGATCACATACATCGCGCATCTTTTTATTATCACCTCCTATTGCGCCTTGTTTCTTTTACGTATTATATGTTACCTCCTATTTTTATTTTTAAGAACACAGTTGCTAGACACCCCGACTGTGTTCTTTTTTTGCTCTCATTGGAAGAAAAAACGGATGCTGACGACGGATGACAACAAAGAAAAAAATAGGTCGCTGACCTGGTTTTGTAGGTCGATCTATTGGTTTTTGGGGCGGGGATGAGTATCGCGTGTATAATATCCCCTGGTGTGATTTCGGCATAATGTGCCCAGGCATTGACCAGTCCTGTTTTAATGTGGGGTTAAGGGATGATGACGACAAACGATGATTACGGATGCCGCCGAGGGATGATGGTTTGTTTAATGGTGACTACCAACAAAACCCAAATTGTTACTATTTACAATTGCACAACCAGGCGGTGAGCATAAAAGTAAAGGTAAAACCAATAATACTGCCTATTATTTCTATTGCCATTAGCGCCTCCTTTTATTGATGAAGTTTAAACCAGATTGCTACTACAATCATTAGTGCTGCACCGACCATTAATAAGCCGTATAATGTGTCCATCCGCATCACCTCCTTTATCTATAGTTCTTCAAAACAGCATCAGCCGTAATCGCCACCGCTCGGCTTTGTTGCTTTAAATAAGTTCTTCGAATTCTTCAAATTCTCGTGCAAAGTTACGCATTGTTTCTTCGAAGCCGAACCAAGCGAGAAGGTTCTGATTGTAGTCATAAAGGGCCAGCGGGTCTTCTTCGTCCCAGCTCGGATCGCGAGAGAATATTTCGTTGAGGCTATATACCCCCCATTCGTCCATCTTTTCATAAAGAAGCTTATTAATCTCGTCTTTGTTTTTTGCGTAATAAGCAGTCGTGTCGGAATACCAGACGAGCCCACTGACGATTCCACTTACGCAACCGTGTTCGAGCACCTCGAGGGGGATCTGCTTCAGATCGTCATATTCGTCCCAGTGGCGGAGCACATAACTTGTTACACTTTCCATCAAATCGTCGAGGTTGTCGATTGCTTGTTGATTGAGTTTTGCTACATTTTGTTTCATGAATTCCATATTCGGTTATCTCCTCATAAATATTCGTGCATAATTTTTTGTTCAAGCGACGCAAACAACTCGGATTCTTCAGGAGTGAAAGCACGAATGATATCGTCGTTTACAGCATCAAACAAAAGATCGATGCCCTCGGCCAAATCGAGTATATCGCCGGTTTCAAGGTCTTCGACGACGTCGCGCCCTTTCTCATCTTGTGTGAGGTTAAACCAGCAATCGGTTTTGGTGTCGTGTGATAATTGCATTAAAAAGTTGTATTCTTGATTAGTGATTTGCATATAAGCCTCCTATATTAATTTTGATTACGCCAAATAATTTCATTAGTGTCGACATCGTCACACGGACTATAGACGACTTCTACACATTTGTCGTGCTGCGCTTTTGACATTGCTTTTGCCATTGATATTGCAACTTCTTTTGTCGCAAACGCGTCATGTGGTGCCAGATCATCCCAACTGTCACCTACGTTAATAACATAATCGCTGGCGGGTTCAGTTTCCTCTTCCTCGTCGTCTTCCTCGTCTTCTTCACCGTCATCGTCGGTGTCTTCGTCGTCTTCATCTTCGTCTTCTTCATCCTCGATTCCCAACCATTCGTAAACGGTGTCGGCATCGAACCAAAGCAAGTCATTCAAGTCTGTTTCGTCGATTCCGTCGGGATATAAATCTTCCAAAATCGCTTCAAGTTGGTCAAAGCCTTCTGATCCTTGCTCTTCCCAAATGCGTTGAGCGGTGGTTTCTGCACCACTCCAAAATTTAAAATCTGCCAAACTTTGTTCACTATAAATTTTCATTTTTTATCTCCTTCGAGGCGGCTTATTCAGCCACCTCTTCATTATTTTTTTATTCCTTTTCCCATTGGTCGAGGAGTGAACAAATTTCATTATCACCGAAGTCTTCATTGTAATCGACGGCATATATAGCAAGTTCGTCAATGTCTATCCACCCATCTTCGATAGGGGCGTTGGATGATTCGAGATTTCCATAGACGTTAACTCGGAAATAACTGTGTATAGGTTCAAACTCCCCATAATACACTGCTCGAGCCAGGTCCCAAGGTTTAAGATAGTCCATTACTTCGTCGAAGTCATCCATAGGATAGACGGCTGCGTCGCCGTCTAATTGTGAGCAACACTCAACAAGAGTGTCGTAACTGAAGCCGTTGATAATGTTACGGATTTGATCAATATCGTATGTACTAATTGCTACTGCTTTTCCCATAATTAGTTACCTCCGTTTTATTACATTCTGATAAGAAACATTGTCGGCTCTTCTTCGTTGTCAACCGCTTCAATATAATCACAAATTGTCGTATTGCAAGACACATCGCCGCAGCAGCAGTCGTTGTCCTTATAAACTTTCAAAAGTTCGTCGTATTCGTCATCGCCCTTGCTTACAACTTTTGTATAGTTAATATAATCGTTATCAACAATAGCGTTCACGTCGAACTCGCCGTGGTCAAAAACTCCGCCGAAAACCATATTATCATACATTTTATTGTACAACTCCTGTACTTCCATATCGTCTGTCCAATACGCTACCCTATCCATAAGAATATCTAATGCTTTTTCATTATCAATTTCTACCCACATTTTTATTACCTCCTGATTTTTATGTTATATTTTTTTGCCTTTTCTAAAAGTGCCATCTTAAATAGTTCGTTAATGTTATTTTCGATTGTTTTTAATGCTTTATTTACATCGGCGTTACCCGTATCGCTGTCAATGGCAAACGACGTATCGTCATATAATTCTTGCAGTAGTTCTTGTGCTTTAATTGTCATTTCGCTACCTCCGCGTTTTCCCAAATAAGGGTGTTATATGTACACCCTTCACTGTCGGTATATACCGAGTAGCCCACTCGTTCAATATCATCAATCTGTCCTTGAATCAACTCGATTACTCGTTTTTCTCCAAGTGTATCTACATACGATGCAAGATACGAATGATAACTGTTAAGTTCGTCGTGAAGAATCCAAGCCGCATCGTCTGAGTAGCCGCTATAACTATAACACAACAGAGAGTTAATCATATCGATGCAATCGAATTCTTTTTCACGCAGGCGATATTTCTTAGGGGGATTACGATATTTCCCGTTGATCCAACCGTAGCCAATGGCTGCGATTTCATTGCTAAGTTGTGACCTTGCGGCCTCTAATTGTTTGTCATTCATTGTGACACCTCCTATTAATCACGATATAAGTCTGGAGCTCTGAAGCAATTGTGCTCCTTTGTCCAGTTGCAAGTAATGCACGAATCCTCATCGCGCATACATTCGTCGCAAAGCATAATCAATTTACCACAATGCTGACATTGGGCGACGTAGCCTTGCTTGCTGACATCCCAATTGGGATAAACGTTTTCTTGTTCGCAGAAGGGACAAACCTCCACTGCTTCTGTTTGAATTGTTGTGTTCATATAGACCTCCTATTAATACAATAGCAATATTGCGGAGCGATATGCCAATCATTTGCACGATCGTCGGCGTAGATTGAGCATTCCGAAGCATATGAGCTTTTTGCAAACTTTATAGCTTCGTCATAATTGTCTGCAACAACTTTAACCAATATTAAAGGATTGTCGTTGCATTTGACATAAAAACTATAGTCTTTAAACATGTGCCACCTCCTATTATTTTCTAAATCTGTATATAGGTTCAATTACCACATCCCCTATATAAGTGCCAGGCTTCAAATCGCCACAATTCGTACATTTGTCAACGCAAATTCTACGATCTGTGGCTTCGTCGCAAATTTCCCAATACGCCGGCCGTACCAAGTCGAATGCGAAATCGTGGTGATAATGGTCGCAATAGTGAATATCGCGTGAGCCATAACTTCCGTCGCATTCAGACGCCCAACGCTCGATCATGTCGAGCGTCATATCTGCGTCGTAGCCGATGCGTTCCATTTCTTTTTTGTAAGTTTTGTAGTTGGTCAGTTCCATAAAACACCTCCTAAATATTTGCACATTGTGCATTGATTTCTTCTGAATTGTCTTGAATTGCTTGTCGCAACATATCCCAATAAATGGCCCACAGGTCATCATTGGCTAATACAAGATCATCCCAGTCTTCGATGATTTTCTTGATTTTTTCCTCAGAAAACGGGTTTTTCATCCCGTTGTTTGTGCGCAAGTTAAAGAATTGCTCATAATCATCTTTGTTGCAAATTGCTAATCCATTTATTGTTCTAAGTGCCATAGTAATACCTCCTAATTATATCACAGGCGCCTGAGTTTGTCAAGCGCCTGTGAGTAATAATGTTAAAGATTGTTGAATTTTCCATAAAGAGCAACGTTGTTAAGTTCCGCGAGATGTTCAAGCAATTCGGGCGACAACGTCAATTCATCATCGTGAGTGTTGATTTTGCGAAGCTCTTTCTCTTCGGCATCTGTCAGCTCTTTCCCGTAGGAATCCCTAATAATGTCGATGAGTTCACCGTAGACATCAGCCGAGTGTGAATACCCGTAACCGTGCGTCGCTTTGCCGTAATAGACGATTACACCGTTTGTATTCACGAGAACGTTCATCTCTTTGATACGACCACGACGCGGGTGATCGATGTCGGTGACGATAAAGTAGGGTTGGATGAACGCGCGTTCACCTTTTTTGCTGTCGATTGTGATGAAGAAGTAATCGGGTTTGCCATTTTTGTAAATAGAATTAAATTTCATAATTTGTTATCTCCTTTTTATTTATTATTTTTAATTGTGTAATTGAATCCTTCTACGCAGAATCCGGTTAAATCGGAAAGAGCGTCGGCGATTTCATCATCCAAATCATCGCCATCTTCGTAATCCTCGATGTTGATATCACAACTTTGAGGTAAGGTTCTTGCTAATTTTTTGTCGCCGTCTGTGTCCCATACTATTTCGCTGCATTTGACACAAATGGTTCGTCCTAATCGTTTTATCATTTAGACGCCTCCTTATTGCACTTCGTAGAATTTTGGCATTCCGCCGAGTTCGTAATTGTTGATTGTTTCTTCCGTTTCGTCGTTGAAATCGACATCCACGTAATCCTCCGAGTCAAGGACGACTTGTCCATCGTAGTAAGCATCGCTCACTTTTTGAATTGCTTCATCTTTGTCCTCTGCGTGAACTTCAATGATTCTGTTCAAGGTCTCAGTGACCGAAATGTAAAAAGTTTTCATAAAATTTCCTTTTTCGGCTTTCTAAACAGGAAAGTGTCCCAAGGTGGTTGTGATTATAAGATATCGTTATCCTCTAAAGCGGTGATGAGATCATCGAAGGTTTCTGCAATTTCGCAGTCTTCTGGAATGACATACACGAGTTCGCCGGTGGATAATCTCTTGATTTCCAACGGTGTATTTGGAAGTTGGACCAGAATGGCGCCGGCTTCATCGCCGTATTCACAAGATTCAAACAATACATACGTATCTTTACCTACATTGGTACGGTCGATTTCATACCAGGTGAAATAACGTCCTTCAATCTCATAATCAAGATTGGGGTTTTCGGTGATTTCACCATTATCTGAAATTACGACAGATTTAAAACCTTCATACTCTTTAAGGAAGTACTCGGCCAACTTATCATAATCTTCATCTTCAGAAATTGATACTGCGATATCGGCTACATCTCCGTTTGGGTAATACGGGGCGTTGATGTAGTCAAGATCGGTTCTCATACTATCTGAAGTCCAGACTTTAAGGGCGACGTTGACGGCGAACGTCAAATCATCGATTGCTTGAATCAAACCTTCATCGGGTTCATCTGTGTAACCTCCCGACCAACCAACGCACACGGCGAGGTGGTCATCCAAGGTAAAAGTACAACAACCTTCTTGATGGTCGATTACCCAATCGACGCTTTCTTTAAGCCACTGGCTCAATTGTTTCGTTTGCATTTGTTTATTCATATTATACCTCCTTTATTCTTCCACCGGTTCGCACCATTCTGGATACATGTTCGATATCTCTTCATCAGAAAGCTCTTCGCAACCTTCCTTCGTGATTAGTCCTGCAAACCACATTCCTGGTTCGAAATACTCACACTCGATTTCGAGTTGCGGGTTATCTACGATAAGTTTCTCGATAACGGGGATTGATGGACTCCAGGGGGTGTCGAAGAGGATTTTGATAGATTCGTCGTTTTGTTCGACATTCATTACCGTAGCGTCCCATTTGCACCCCCAATAATGGCAATTCCAATCATACCAGTTGAACCAATTTCTGGGTTGTGTTGGGTCCCACAAAAGGCAGTGTTTGTTTGCTTCTTTTTCGTTGTGAAGAATATAGTCTTCGGGGCATTCCTCTATAGTTTGTGGAGAGGAAATGACATTTTCAAAAGAAAAGGTTCCGTTTGGAAGATATCTTTTGTTGAAGTCGACGATTTGTTCTTTTGTTCCTTTAATTGATAATGTGTTTTCACACCAATTTGGCATAGTTGTTCACCTCCTTAACAAATACCATTTTCTTTAAACTCTTTTAAGAGTCCGTATCTTTTACCGCGTTTCTCAAAATGTGCTGCCCAGTCAGCGAGTTCCGACCAGGAGTAATTTTGATTTTCGAATTCGCGTTGCCATTCGATGGCTTGTTCTCTTGTTTCTGTTTTGTGTTGTTGATAGGTTTTAACCATTTTTGTGTTCTCCTTTTTGTTTCACTTATTCGAGCACTTCAAGTTTACGCCAATAAACGGTGTAGTGTTCTTGTTTGTAAAAACCGTCTTCATAAAACGAAAACGATTCGCCCTCTGGTGATATAAATTCGTCACAAGCAAAGGTGTCGCCGTACTCGTCTTCGTTGAAACTCCCGTCTCTATCAAAGTATTCGGGATAGTCGTTCATTTTCGTCTCTTTGATGCAAATGTCATACAACGCCTTTGCGGCTTCTTGGCGCTCAAACGCCTTGATTGTTTGATCACTGTCACCACTGCAATCGGCGTAGTCGATGACCACTAAGTAAACACATTTCTTTTCCATAATTTTGATTCTCCTATTTATTTATTTTGCCCGTAACGTCGATAGCACATCGTGATTGATTTAGAATTTGTATTCTTTGACGGCGTCTTTCCAACAATCGCTGTTGCAACCGTAACAAGATTTCATTGAATATGTTTTCGCCCCATCGGGTTCGGCACTTTTGATATACTTAATAGGGATTTCGACATCTTTTTCAAGTTCGATTCCCCAGCATCCTCCGCCGCCATCCCAAAAGTCGTAAAGTGTACAATCAACGTTTTTATCGACGATGATTGAACCACAATCTTCACGGTTTTCGGAATACCACTCGTATCCTTCTTGGTCTCTCTTGTGCATAACTTCATACAGTTCAATTAACTTGCCAAGAGACATTTTTACGGGAAATACGAGTGCTGGCATTGGCGTTGAACAATTGAGCACCTCGTCGTATACAGTTTCTAAGAAACCGTGACGTTCAAGGCTGTCCTCAAATGTGTTGAATGCGTGTTGAAGTTGTTCTTTTGAGTAACCTTGAGTTTTTGCCAACCACACCAATGAGGCGTCGTCATCGATCACGTCACCCGTACGGCCATTGTAATGTGGATATACCGCGTTGAGTGTGTAATCGTAGTTGGCGTCACCCGTATCAATACAAATGTCGACATCGACTTCCTGTTTTAGATACTCATCAATTGGGTATTTGAAATACCACATTGATTCGAGTTCTTCACGGATTTGGTCGTCATCCCACGACTGACGTGTGAGAGTTTTCTGAAACTCTTTAACCAGTTCCATCTCACACTGCCATGCGGCGTCTTCCCACCAATCGTAGCATTTATCTTCCAACTCCTCCATAGGATAGTTTGAATCTAAAATGTAGCCGATGGTTTTGTCATCAATGATATCATCATAAGAACGATAAGGTTCGTCGTAGTAGCATTGGTATTGTTCATCCCAAGCCCACGACCCATATCGATCGTCGAGAAATGCTTTGAGTTTTTGATGTAAAATTGTTTGTTTCATATAAACCTCCTTAGTTTTCTGCCCATACAAGAGCATATTGATTTTTTGTTTTGATAAAGGCAATGCCTTCAGTGCAACTGAACATCTCTTGGAGACGTTCTGGTGACAACCCCCGTAGCAGGTCAACATCTTCTGCCGAATACGCATCACTTGCCGTGTAGTCATCAATTAGGTCATAAACCGTATCTCCAATTACATAGGGGAGGTCAAGCTCGTCGAGCACTTGTTCAAGTGTCTCCGCTGTTTCGAGTGGCTCGACCACAAAAGCTTCAATCCACTCTTGGGGAGTAACGCCTTCAACCTCAGCGTTATTGCTTACGATTTCTCCATCACAATATGTGACGTTGTTGTTGTTGATGTTTATATCGACATTATAATCTCTGTCAATATAACACTCAACATTGAAACCTTCTTTCACAATGTTAATCATTTTCATCTTGATTCTCCTCTTCAGGGATACAATATCCGTATCCCCAATCATCGATTTCGCTTTCGGTCATTTGGATTTCTCCAATGAGGGTTTGGTACAACTGTTCCGCGCCCTCGGAATTTGCTTCCACGTAGCGCAATAAACGCTTGATGAGAGAGTTCTTTGTAAAAGAATATTTCTCTTCAATCAAAGCCTGAAGCGCCTCGTCGGCTGTGCTCCACGAATACATCCCTTGACTCCAAGTGCCGTCAGCCCGATTGTAACCGAGGCCGACGAAGTAGTCATCACCCCAAAACATCTCACGTTTTGCGATGACGTGTTCCCGACTGCCATCGGGAATAATTGTAACGATTTGATAACCTTGTGCTGTTTTTTCAGTAAACATATATATCCTCCTTTAATTGTTGTATGCGTATTCATTGTCTTTCCATTCTTCAAAGCACGCCGGAGAGCTGCCTTCAAAATAGTCATCACAATGATCGATAATCCAGTCTTGCAGATAACGCAGATAGCGTTCGTGCATACTGTCGCTGTCTTCATCAAGAATAACAGCGCTGTCGAGATGGATGTGGATGTCCCCATCCATCTTTTGTTCCAATGTGTCAATCACTTGACCATTATTGATTGTGTCATCGACATCGATGACAGCTAAAATGTTTCTGTACATGTTCTATACCTCCTTTAATAACTTAGGACGAGCACGCCGTCGTTCTGTTCGCAGTCGATCCATACTTGGATGTCGTCTTCAGAGAGATTTTCAATCTTTTCTCTGTTGAAACAATCGTTTTCAATAAAGTGTTCCTTAACATATTTGAGGATTTTCTCCGTCGGGGCGACCACGTTCTTTGCTGTAACCACGCCGCTCATGTGAAGGTTTGCAATATACCAACGGAAGAGGAAATCTTCTGTCTGAATGTTTGCCCACGTTGCGATGGACTTTTTAATTTTGGAAGCAGGTCGGATGTCGCCGAGCACTCCACCGCTATAATAACTATACTTTGCTCCTGCGGCGATGCACGCCGTAAAACAGCGACAAGTTTCTTCAAAGCAAGAAATATCACCATCCTCATATTCGGGGGTTGCGACGTCTTCTGCGATGAATTCATAATCTGAATCATCAGCTCCGTCAGGAATTCCGTTGGTGAGCCAAAGGCTCATAACGCTTTCATCATTAAGGCTACGGACGACAACGTCCATAGCCTTTAGGAGCTCTACTCTTGCCGCAATATTTTCGGGTTTCATTGCCATTTCGAGTTGTGCCGGTGTGAGTTTTACCATTGTTGTTACCTCCTTAGCAATACCAACTTGCTTTTTCGACAAGATCCCAAGTGGTTACATCAAGCACTTGTTGAACGGTGTAATTTTCATCGGTGATAAGATCACTCACACATTGAACGAGTGCTATAATCGTCATCGCTTCCGCTTTAAGATAAGCAGTTCGTATAACCCCACAAAGGGCTTCAAAATCGTCATCGGTGTAGTCAAAATCGAATACGCAGTCGCATTCGTTGGCGATTTCGAGATCGAGAATGCTGAGATTGTTATCGTTTGCTACTTTGAGTTGTTCTTTAAAAGTCATTATCTTTACCTCCTTATTCTTCATCGTCGCCCATAGGAGCAAATCCCATTTCAACGATGTCGTCTTCGGTGATACCGCAGTTTTCACCGACGGTGATCAAACGTTCGAATACTTCTTCTGCAGAAGATTCTTCGCAAAGGTCGTCAACCAATGCGGTAAGTAATAATGCTTGTTTTTGTTCAATTGTCATCTCTATGACCCTCCTTTAAAGTTGTTCGATGTTGTGCGCTGCAAGAATGTCTTGCAGCGCCTCATTATAGATTGCGTTGTAAATATCATCATTAGCGAGCGCATCTTGCAACTCATCATTGATGATTGCGAGTTCGTCGTTAGACAAACGACTGGTGTCATACCCCAAACACTCAATAGCATTTAGGGTATCTTCTTGCTCTATTTCCTTGGCAATTTCGTATTTGTTCATATGGTCCTCCTTTAACCAATAAATTCAAAATAGATTTTTTCGTCGTCTTCGTTGATCATTTTATAGGAATAAATATTGTCATCCTCATTGTCATCAGCAAATTGGATGTTAATATAAGTTCCTTGTTGATAATCATCAAAGATGTATTTGTCAACGGCGATCCCGTCTTCTGTTTCAGTGTAATCTAATTCTTCAAGAACCAGATCGATTTCATCGTCAGCCGGGAATACCACGTTGTAGTTTTCCGTATATTGACGAAGTTGTTCTACCGAGGTGATTTCGATAGGCGCGTTGGTGTGCGCTTCGTTGTAATCATTACCATAATAATACTTCATCTGTATTACCTCCTTTACTTAATAATACCGTAGATGTCATCTACGTAGTAGCAACCCACAAACGGATTGTAGATTGCGGTGCAGCGAACGCCGCGATATTCGACGATAACGTCATTATCGCTTTTTTCGCTGATGATTGTGACTTCGGCGAATTGACCGCACAGGGAATGGATACGTGCTTGAATTGTTCTCATTATTGATACCTCCTTAAATTTCGAAATTGTTTATAAACGCATTGGCTGCGTCTTGATCAGCGATTATTTGTTCAAGTTTGGCCTTAAGATAGGGCCAATTTTTGAGCAGAGCGTAGAGGTCGTCTGCCAAACGTTCCTCCAACACCATTGCAGAACCAAACCCGTAAACGAGCCCCACATGGGCTTCTTGGGTTTTGTTCCACCCTGCACAAAAATAGTAGGGTTCTTTTTTGACGACAAGAACATACGTCGGTGTTGCCGTTCCTGTTCTTGGGCAGTGATAAGTCCCTCCAAACTCGAGTCGAACATCGCCCGCAAGACGCGGGACGACGTTTTCGACGATGTAACGCTCAATGGCGAGCGCATTGTTTTTGATTTGTTCTTTTTGTTCTTGTGTAAATGTGATGTTTTCCATTTTTATGCCTCCTTTTAGTTTAACACGATTGTGTCGCTGGGTTCGTCTTCGCCCACTTTGTAAACGAAGACTCTTGCTTCACCGTCTGACGTAACGTCGAGACGGACTTCTGCTTGTTCGCCATCGGTATTAAGGATAATCGATATCCCTTTGAAATCGCCGTCTGTGAACGCCGTTGCCATTGCGAGACCTGCTGCGGTCTCTTGAATGAGTTGATTTTTCATCTTGCTACCTCCTAAATTTTGGTATATTCTTGTGCAAGCTCGTTGCACAATTGTTTAAAAGCCGTTTTGGCTTCCAGGCGAGTATCATATACTTTGGTTGACACTCTTGGTGCTTTATCACACCAACCGCCTTTCTCGCGGTTGATGATAATGATGATGTTGTCCTCAAGGACAAGTGTTTGATATAATAGGCAATCATTGCCATATTTCAAATAACGTGCTATCATACATACCTCCTTTATGTTGTTTCATTATTAAAAGTGTCATACGCATAATTACCAAAGAATTGTTTTTCTGCGTCTTGACGTGCTTTGGCGGCCTCTTCAAGAGTTGAATAATAACCCAATGATATGGACTTACCGTTTATCATAATGCGAGCCACATATTTATTTCCGGATTTACTCACGCCTTTGACTCCCGTTGTGTTATTTTTGGAGATTTTACTGTTCATTTTATTTTGGCTATTTGTTACGAGACGTAAATTTGATTTTCGATTATCAACTTGATGTTCTCCCCAAGGTGGATGAACGATGTGGTCAACAATAATAGCACTGTCGGTTACGCCCATAACATATCGGTGTAGACGAACGCCCTTACCATTTATACGACTCCGAACATATCCGCACTTATCGTAATGCCAACAATGTGCTTTGACAAAATCGATAAATTCTATATCAAACCAAAACTCTTCATTTTTAGGTGTAAAACCAACCGCGTAACCATCTCTTAATTCAACAGTAGTGGGTTTGGCATTCATTTGTTTTAATCGTTCGGCTGATTTTTCCGTTCGTAAACAACCACAAGATTTGGTTGTTTTGACTCGCTGTGCTTTTAAAATAAATTGGGTATGTTTTTCACAAGAACACTCACACAGCCATTGTGCCGATTGTGAACCACAGTTAGCAACATAATTGTCTACTCTTTTAATTACTTTCAGGCGACTGCCTTCAACCCCATGTTCGGCCATTACCCAGCCTGTCATATCAATAAAATTACTCATTTAAACCTCCAAAACACTATCGGGCAAGAACTGGTTGGTTGGGCTATACCCATGTGACTTACATAATAAAATTTCTTTCCTTACCTCAATATTTTTGATGCGGCACCATTTATATACAAACTGCGCTGCTGAGACGCACAAACCCAACCAACCATTGTTTACACAATGCGCTTGCTTTATCCGCAATCCTGCAACCTTGCCGTCCGCAAGTCCAATCTCTACTTCAATGGTGTAGAAAGGTTTATCAGGTTCGGACTTTTTACGCAAAAACATAATTGTCGTAGCACCGCTCTCGTGGCTATAGGCGTAGCCACCCACACAATGGTGTAGCGTCAAACCTTCTTGTTGGATTTCGTCGCCATCAACCGGCAGTCGAATGAGATAATTCTCGTCTTCATAATTCAGTTGTTGACGAAATTCCAGTTTGAGTTTATTTTCTTTTTGCCTACGCTCCTCTTGTTTGCGGGTTTCCTCCGCATACATTGCTTGGCGTTGTCTGAACTGTTCGTTTGACATTGTCATATACAAATCATGAAGTCTTTGTAATTCAGAGACGGATATGTTTGGCAATGTAGGACGTGGCCAATTTAACGACCGCCATAAACGCATTGCATCTAGTAACAACTCGATATTATATGACACTTGGGTGCTTTTGACGATTTTTCGCAATATTTGCTTCGCCCAAGGAATTAGTTCTGGATCCCATAAATAGTTTGTGGTCAGCGATGCGAGCGCATCCAAATGATCAATATACATATCACTTGTGTGATTATCCAACGAGGACGCATTTTCGCCAACGAGTTTTCGGAAAATGCTAATCCCTTTTCGTGTTGAATAGGGATCATTAGGGTTTTGTTCAGATATTAAACGATTGATTTGATATTTGTTTAACCCCAACCACTTGTCAACTGTTGTGGCCTTTTTGTTTAAGTTGTCACCAAACAGTTCATCTTGGGTGTATGCTCTGGTGAGATTCAGTAACTGGATTCCTTTGTATGATTTTGCCAACTGTTCGTACAAGGGATTTTTGATCATTGCGGCCAATATTTGTAAGTTGATAAATTTATTATTTTGATCAGGATTTTTACAACGATACCGATCGTCCCAGCTTACCGGTTCGAGTGCAGGTTTAACAAACAAATCAGCATACTTGTTAAACATCCCGTTTTGTAAATCTTCGGGATTGTAGATTGAAACATCTTTAATATTTGAGCAAGCATAACTTACATCAAACTTCGGTGATTTGGCTGCTGCGAAAGTTTTACCATCGTAATAAAATCGCGTTGTTAAGCCAAACCACGGCTTCGCCTCCACAATAGAGATACCAGGGAAATTCCTCACAATACCAACACTCATAATTTCTTTCGGAAATGTTGTGGGAGAAGCCGCAAGCAAACTATTACCTTTGGCAATAAGCGCCGCTTTTGCAGTTTTTGATGTTGCAATCGTGAGTTGTCTTTGATATGTGAGATACTTTGTCACATACTCTATTTTGGACCACGAGAATTTTATTGCTGTTATCTTATCATCTGGAAAGAGTTCATTATAAATTTGGACCTTTCGATGAGCACCAGTGTCCCGCATGATGTTTTTCACCATCACTATCGGGGCGAGCATACCATCGCTCCCAAACAGTCGGCGAGGATATTGGGACAAATCAACAAAATACCTATCGGTCTTGCCCGACCAATTCTTGTTATATTCAAACGTACGAATTTCGCCAGGTTTGGCGCGATTCATTGGAATATTCACATATGCCAATTCCATTACTTTTTGTTTGTGATGGTATTTAATATATGTGATTCGAGGCGACGCCCCCGTGCAATATTTTAAATAATTATAAGAGAAGTTCTCCCATCTGAAAAACGTATCTATGTCATCACGTGACAGTCTCTCACCAGTAGACAAATCGTGATAAATTTGTCCTTCTGTTTTTGTGTACCAATGTAACACCAGGTGTGGCGTGTATTTGGTATCAGGATTGGGTTCTTTTGTAACAATATTTTCGATAATTTTTTGAATGTTTCTCATTGTTATATCTCCTTTTATTTGTGTATTTTAAAACAACCAAATATTGCGGTGTTTATTGATATGTTTGCGGCAGCTCTCGTCGCCGGTGAAGAGGCACTCTTCTTCATTTAGATAATACCATTTCCCAGTACCCTCTTCGTTTTCGAAGTCGGGGTTGATATTCCCTTCTTTGTACATCGTCACCGTCGTACGGACGGGTTCAAACGTTTGAGGATTTAACATCCAATAACGTTTGGTATATGATTTGATTTCTTGTCCAGGGACAAGATTTTGCAACAAAGCGAATTTTTCAACTTTGTTACCTTGATACAATTTTACGAGGTCTTCTTCCTCATAAACTGACACCGCCTTGGTAGGCAGTTCTTCGATTTCGATCTCGTAATCGTTGCGTTGCATTGACCAACCTTTACGAAGTGCCAGCCATTTAGCCTCTTCCATTGCTGCGGCAGTGTTCCTGCGCGGCAAGGAGTGGAATTCCTCCACTACATTTTGGAATACCGTTTCAGTGACGACATTCTCGTCCCATTCATTTTGGTCCATCGGATGGGTCGGGGCAACTGGAACTTGTTTTTCTACATTGTAGAAGGTTGCCTTGACGGTTGCAATAATATAATTTTTCATAATGATTCTCCTTTCTATGCCATTAGTCTTCGATTAGCAAGATTTTTATTTTACGAAGATGATGCCATTATGAACACCATGAGCGCCACCCTCCTAAGAGGGCAACGGGCTTGCGCCGTTCACACTTTCGTGCGGGCCTTGCGGGGTTCAGCTCTCGTAATATTTAAGAGCGTCTTCTAAACAATCAGTTCTCGATCTTTCGAGCAAGAGTGATTTGGTAAGGGGATTCTTTTTGCCCTTTGTTGCTTTGAGTTCATCCTCGGTGAGAGACGCGACAACCGACGCGTACGGCGTGAGCAAGACACCTTTCTTATAATCAATATAAGTTTCGGTGTTGATTTCGCTTTCCGCAGACGGGACAATTTCGTCGACATTGTAGCCTTTAGTGAGAAGTTTGAAACACGAAGCCATCATACGTTTGGCTTTGTCGCTGTCGCCGGCGCAAACATCGATGCAAATCTGTGCGAAGTGCACGGCTGCTTGTTTGTCGGACTCGCCGTTGTAATAGAATTTCTCTTTGCTTCCATCAGGAAACTCGATTTCTTCGATGCCGAGGCTGATGTTCTCGTCTGCTTTCATTGCATCGAGAGCGTTGATGATGTTGGCGGTTGCTGCAATTTGATTGATTTTAATAGACATAGTGATGTCCTCCTTTATAATAATATTTTTTAATTAAATGTTTACCACTCTTTCGCAAGCGGTTTTGATGCCGATAGGCATTGACCTATCAAAGAATCGATCTGTGTGATCGGCCATTCTTGTGATCAGAGTATAAATCTGATCGAGTTTGTTGCAAAAAGGACTGCAATAAACCTCAGTCCAATTGTATGTGCCTCCGGACAGTTTGCTTCCCGCTGGCAGCCCACTCGGGGTTTTCTTTGCTATAATACACAGATATAGATAGCCTTCGGGTGAAAACTGAGCTAATGAGATTTTTACTTTTTGCTGTTTAAAGGTAAGCAAGACCTGAGAGTTTTCAACACCACTGAGTGGGTGCTGTTTGACGACGACTTTGATGTTGTCGTCTTTGTGATTATTGATGTATTCTGTTAGGTCGTGTATGAGCATTGCGACACCTCCTTCATTAATTTGCCTGTGAGCAGATTCCCCACTCACATGTACGATCTGTACAGTCCTTACACGGATCTTCGTCGAGAGTTGATACATTTTCCTCGAGATATTCATCGATGGTGATTTGCTTGTATGCCATTAGTTCACCCCCTATAACGATTATTGAGTATGTTTTTAACATACCCAACAACATCACGCATTAACTCATCGCGGGTTAATGTGATAGTGTTGTTGTTACAATGCTCTTGTAACAATAAACATTTGATAATTTGAATTGCCCACTCAGCGCCGCTATCCCACGACTCATACCCTATGTGGTATAAATCACTCAATTGTTCGTCGAGTGCTTTGATGTGCTCCTTCAGTTCTGAAACCTCTTGGCGCTGTTGTTCAAGCTCATCTCGCGTGAGAATTTCAGCGCCATTAGGCAAAAGTTTGTTGATTTGATTCAAAAATTCCGTTTTTGTCATAATAATGACCTCCTATAAAAAAGTTTTGGTTTTTATATTTAATACCTCCTCGAGGGTATATAAATATCGTTCATGTTTAAAAACTACCACTTTATAAAGTTTCGCCACCGCATAGGCGCGGCGGCGGCTTTGGTAGTCTTTTTGTTTTCCATTGATAAAAAGCGTGTAAATCATCATGCTTTAATCTCCTTTATACCATAAGTTTTCAGGAATTTTGTAACATGATAATCGTTAACTTGTTTATTGTCAAATAGACTCCACAAGTCTCCCACAAACAACCCAATTGCTTGTTTTTGTTCGTTTGTGAATTGGCGACTGACGCCAAGAATTTTGAGATAATCGTCCGCAATCGACGATCCCATAGCAAAATATCTTGCGTATGGCAAGTTATCGTCTTTGAGGGCCCCAATGACCCAATAATAACAAATGGCTTCGTTTTTATTCCAATTGTCGTTTTGTTTTTTTGTTGCTACCAGGTCGTTCACCTGGTTAATTAAATTTTGATATTTTTTCATATTATACCTCCTTATTAGTCGATCGTGTCGACTGTGACTTTTGTGTTAATATTTATACCCAATTGATGGATAAGCGCCATCGAAAGATCGTCTCCGAGTTCGAAGACGTCAAGTTTGACGGGCGTTGCCAGCGTCATCGTTGCGACGGTGACGCCGTTGTTGTTGCTGAAAACAAAACTATAATGTTTTAAGTTTTTCATTTTATTAGTCCTCCTTTTCTTTAAGAACATTGAACGTTCCAATGATATTATAGTCGCTGATTTTGCTGATCAAGCTGTCCGCCGCCCCCAGGTTGCCCAGAAGCAGTTGTACTTCTGCTGCATCCAGCAAAAGTTGATCATAATGGGAGAGTTGTCTCTCAGTTGCTACTCGATCGAGCTCGTCGATCCAAGATTTAAAATTTCCCATAGCATTTCTCCTTTGCTTGCCGAGCTCCCCGACTGGCGTTATTTTTAGTTTTTGCGGGGGACGCCGTTATGTAGCGTCTGCTCCATCTGCATTACTCGCGGGCTTTGGACCGCCGTCGGCTGCATTAAGAGAACAGTTTAATGTCTTGCTCAGGACGTGAGGGTTTAGAAAGTGTAGTAAACATTACCACATTTCAAATCGCGTTCAATTTCTTCTGCGATTCTGTCACAACGTTCGTACACGACCGCTGCGTAGTCTGAATTATCCTCAACTTCAATGTTGAGGGTGTTGAGGAGGTGGTTGTTGTTTTGTGCGTAAAAGTTGACTTTGAGTTTTAACATAAGTTTATCTTTTCCCTTATCCCTGGGAGCAAGGAAATGTTGGTGGAGGGCATTTTTGCGCTTGTCCCGCCAGTAGCGAATTTTTACTCTGCCAAAGTGCAAACCGTAATTTGCACTTTAGTATGTTTGTTTTCACGCAGAAAAACACAGAGCTGTTCTGCGTCTTTGCGCTTAGTAAACACTTGAGGATATACCTCAAAAGTTTTACCAAACTTGAAATAGGAAATTGTATACAATTTCATATCTTCTACCTCCTTATATTATTATGTATAAAGTCGAATTTACACTTTTTACAATGTAAAATTCAACTTTTTACACACTTATGGACAAAAATATTCATAAACCCATTTTCCCACCATCCCACCCCCTCCCCAATTTCCCCATAAAAAAAAGGCGCCGACATCCGTAGTCAGCGCCCATAAAAAAAAGAGGAGCCAGGCCCCCTCTCTTTCATTTACAGCAAAAAGAAATTATCGAGTATGTCGAACATCGACGGCATCGAACTCTTCCCATTATAACTCATATGGAAAGAGCCGTAGTCCTTGACGAACTCTTTCAGCAACTTCTGTGCTTCGGCCTCAGCCTCTCGCGCCTTTTTAAAGGCGTCGACGACAGCCTTCGATCTCGTCTCACGTTCGTTTTTGAGAGCCAGTTGTTTTTCTTCTTCGGCTTTCTTTTTTGCGACAATAGCCTCTTCGGCCTTTTCGCACTCTTCTTTTGTTTCATAGACTTTATTGGTCATTTCACTATAATATTTCATATTGTACTCCTTTGAGCGTTCCTTATCTTCGCTCTGATTTATATTTCCCGCCGTTCTCTGCTGACGGGATTATATGAACCTGCCTGGTCGGTTTGTTTAACTATTTTTCAATCGTTCAATTTCAGCGTTGTGTTATTTAATTCTTCTCTTTCAAGCGACATTCTGTACCTAAACTCGGCATCTATTTGTGTTGCATACTCCCTCGCTTTCTGACGTCGATAGCTCTCGTAGACATCAGCGACATCCTTCGCCTGTTGTTTGGTATAAAACCAACCTCTTATAAATCCTGTAGTCGTTGATGTTATTGGTCTGAGGACGTACTCGGGGTAAACACCGTTATGATCATCGAAGTCGTAAACCAGCGGAATATATCGGACAACTTTGGTGTCTTTATCTTTCACCTTTTTATATTTTATTGGGAATGGAAACTCGAGGGTACCATAACTTGCCCAACAGGCCACGAGGTAAATCTTTGGCAGCTTGGCGAGCTTGTCTTTAGTTTTTTGATTATCGGGTAGATGTTTTCTTAATATGCACATAGTGATTACTCCTTATTATTTTGCTTGTCTAATTGTTTTTGTTTTGATTCGTTCTCATACAACAGCAATTGAATATCGATGCTTACGTCTCTCGCGAGCTGGCTTAGCACCAGCGCACGGAGTTTAATGTCGTGGCGAAGGAATTCAATAATGTTATCGCCGTCGCTGTTATACGGATGTTTTTTGATGTACTCTTTGAGGGTCATAGGTCCGCCTCCGTGTATTTGAACCCTAGTGCGTCGAACCGTTGCAAGGTTTTGTCGAAATACTCTTTCGACAGTTCACATCCGATGAAATTCCTGTTCGTGTTATGGGCAGCGACAGCGGTCGAACCGCTCCCGGCGAAACAATCGAGAACAGTATCGTTCTCGTGCGAATGTTTGAGAATCAAGTCTTCAAGCAATGCGACAGGTTTTTGGGTGGGGTGGAATCTGCCTTTGTCGTGACATATGGGAAAATTATAAATGCCATTGTCATACTCTGAATTGAATGTCGGCTTCCCTTTTTTCACACCCACGATGGCTATCTCTCTGGAATTTGTGAGGTAGTTCGTTTTGCTATTAAGCGGGACCGGATTTGTTTTCACCCATTCGATGAAACGGAGCTGTTTAAAGTTCGCGAGCTCAAAGTAGTGTTTTAAGGTTGTGAGCTTCCACAGATCGTAAAAGCATATTAAAGTTCCGCCGTCTTTTAAGAGTCTGTAGCACTCTTTGATTACCAAATCCAACCCCGTGAAATTATTATCCCACTCGCCGAAATCCATCGACACGCGAAAGCGGTCGGTGTCAGCGCCTTTGGGTTCCCCTGATTGGAAATTTGTATCTCTAGAGACCTCGTAGGGCGGATTGATGAGAACCAAGTCGACTGATTTATCTGGCGTGGTTTTGAGTAAGTCAAAACAGCTTTGGTTAGTTAGAGTTATTCTCATAGGCTTGTAAGTTTTCCTCATAAGTTTTGATCATTGCGGCGCGATATTCGTCGTATTTGGTTTGCCATTTGGTTATGAGTCGTTGTACGTCGTCAGCATTCGTCGTCCATTCACAGATGTGAACGGAAGTGACTTCGTTAATGTTGCGAAGGCAATACTCGGGATATAGACCATCGTGATCATCAAACTGGTACACAAGGGGGCGACCTTTATTATCATGCTTCCCGGTGAAAGGGAAAGATAAACAACCGACGTGTGCGAAATAGCAAATAATGTAAATGGTTGGGTACCTTGACAGACGTTGGCGTGTTTTGGTAGTATAAGGCAGTGTTTTTTGAAGAATACACATTTGGTTGCTCCTTGGGGTTAGGCGTTTAACTCATAACTTGATCTATGTAAGAATCTTCGGTTATTGGTTCCGGCGGAAGATTTTTGGGTTTCTTCTTTTTGTGGATAATTGCGCGGGGCAATTGTCGAGTCGTCGGAGGTTGAGGATTCGGAGTTTGGGATTTTGGTGGTTTTTGTGGTTGCGGGGTTGCTGTTGTTGTTGTAGGATTAGATTTACGTGTCATGTAGCCTCATCATAGCATAGTTGGTTATTTGGTTGGAATTTGTTGCTCTATTTAATTAGGATTGTTACATCACTATACTCCTTTTATATCTTATATATAAATATTATACACTATGTGCCAACAAAAGTCAACCGTAGATGACATAATTCTTTAAGATTCTGTGAGCATGCGTGGTAGTTTTGCTTTGTGGAAAATATTTTTTTATTTTTTTGTATTTTCTGTCATTGGTAGTTGACAAATGGTATTTTTCTGTGTATAATAGGGGTGGGTGGTCGGGAGAATGAGATCACTATTTTTTATTATATTATATTTTAATATATATTTAACATATTATATGTTATAATTATAGAATATATATTATATATTTATATATAAATAAAAAAGATCTTCTTATCTATACCCGCCCACCACCCAAATTATAACAACTTTGAAAAGAAAAGTCAACCTACAATGACAGAAAAATTAAAAAATGTTAAAAATTTTATAAAAATGTCATCATAGGTTGATATTAAATATGATATGTGTTATAATATAAATATAATAAGAAGAAAGAGAATATCCTCTTTCTTTGGGAATCTATATAACTTCTAAGGAACTACACTACTATGAGCAAACACTTACATCTAATTGTAGAAGACAATGTAATTTTTAATTGTGCGGAGACAATAACCAAAAAACTTAATGAAAAATACAACACTAATTATTCTGTAATCGATTTTTACGAAAACAAATTCCAAACGTTCTGTGGTCAAGATCATGATTTCGAAATCATTAATTGTATCAAAAGTCTGAATGTGCCCGACTTGTGGATTCGAGAAGGTGCGGAAGATTTTCTTGATACCATCACAGAACTTGCGGAGAACTGCAAGCTCACTATCGAGATTGAAAGTTATGCTGAAGCTTATAGAACAGCAACAGCAGCGGATATAGAAAAAATTCGTCTTTTTGGAGATTCGGTTATATATGTCGGTAGCGATTATCGTATGTGTGCTAATTATTTAGCTGATATGGTTGTGTTGTTTACTGGCGACGTTAACCATCAACGTAATCATGTTGAGGGTAATGAGGATGATTTTTATATCATACATAACTTTAAAGACTTGGAAGCGTTGGTAAAGTTTTATGCCAACTATCCTGAACTTGTAGGGAAACCTTCGTCGATTATCGAGGAGTAAAATGAAAACATTATTTTGTGTACTTGGCAGAAGTGGCGCCGGGAAAGATACGGTCGTTGATCGTGTGTGCCAACTGACAGGAATGAAGAAAGTGTGTTCTTATACCACACGTCCCAAGAGAGTTAATGAAGGTGACACCCACATTTTTGTACAACCTGAGGATGTGGATAAATATAAAGATGATATTATTGCACAGACTGTAATTGGAGATGTGGAATATTTTGCTACAGTTACGCAAGTATTAAATAGTGATTTTTATATAATCGATCCTAAAGGACTTGGGGATTTGTGGAAGTATTGGAACTTCCACAAACACCCATTAAAAATTGTGGCTGTTTTGATTTCTGTACCTGCGGATGTACAACGTGGATTCTTGATGAAACGAGGCGATGATGTTGAAATTGTCCACAAGAGAATGGCTGCGGAAGACGCCCAGTTTTGTGAGTTCGAGAAGGAATATAAAAACAAATACGTTTTGACAAATTTAGATTTGACACAAACGGTGAATGATTTGCTAGATATTATTAAACGCGAAAAAGAGGAAGATTAAGAGTGCCTAATTTACAAAACCTATATCAAGTTTTTAAACTTAAATCTAGTTTTATTGTAGAGAACAACTTAAATATAGTTAATTATTCAAAATCTAAGGCAGCTCGCGATGGGGCACTGGTATCAATTGGTGATAATCTGGTTTTTCAACAAATCAGAAAATATTATAATGATACCAGAAGTCATCGAGAGATTTTTAACGATGTCCAACAATTTCGTCGCGCTATCAGAGCTGCGAAGAGAGAAGGACGAACCAAAGAAGCTGGTATTCTTAATCGGTTTTTGACAGATGCGTTGTTTGTTAAAGATATTGTTAACGTTGAAGTCGTGACCAAAAAAGAATATAAAGAATTGGCCAAGAACGGATTTGACGTTAACGGTATTCATTATGTGAGGTTTTGTTGTGGTTCGGGACAAATGAGGCGCAACACTATTACCTTTATTAATGAAGCTCTTTATGACACCCTGTATAAAAATCTGATGTGCGGGTTGGACACCAAGATTTCAGAAATGAATTTGGCGAAATATCATGCGTATTTTGCGTTGGCGTTTTCGAGTGTTATGTGGGTGAGGACGCCGAGAGTGTGTGTTGTTAAGGATTTCTTTAATGTGGTGAAGGACCAACAGGTGGATTGGATTTGCCCTAATCCTGAGACCGGGAAGAAGCAGATTAAAGAAAGAACTATGGACATCGAGTTGAATTGCGCTGATGGACAGGGATTGGTCGATCCTAAGTTTGCGGCACTGTGGGCAGAAGATATGAATTTATCGTATACGCCGTCGTCGTTCGTTGTTCGTAGCGTTTTTGTGAAGGGGTGTTTGGTCCCGTTTGATTTTCGAGAGTTTGGAGCTGAACACGGTATTGATTCAATTCGTGACCGGTGGGGAATTTCACATAGGTTGGAGGATATTGACGTTATATTGAGTGAATCTCAATTCAAGATGTATAAATATTATGTATCTTGGTATGAATATCAAAAGTATGTAGATGCGGCTGGTATTCAGTGGGGAGTTGCGAGATATAATAAAAAGTACGATGACGAATATGTGCTGGCCAATTATCAATATCTGCAAGTGTTGGATATCAATAAGGATGATATTCTGGAATTGATTCAACCGACAATTGATTGGATTAAAAAGATTTGTTCAGGTGACCAATTGTATACAATGTTGTATATGTTGGGTTGCAAGGGTGAACAAGTCAGTTTTAAAGAATTGTATAATGGGGCGCAAAGCACGGCGTTGAGGGCTATTATTAAAAACCCGATAATGTTGGAAGACGCTCATGTACAGAAGAAAATATATCGCAATATTGCTGAGACGATAAACAAGGCGAAGATTGGTAAGATATGGGTGAGAGGAAATTATAGTTTTATGATTTCTGATCCCGTGGCACAGTGTCAATCGGCGCTTGGGTTGGAACCGGTGGGGTTAATTGGGCCTGACCAAGTGTATTCAAATTTCTGGAGGCAGCGAAGTGTGGGTTGTGTTGACCTGTGCCGAAGCCCGATGATTGATTCGCACGAACACAACCCTTGTAAAGTAGTATCGTCCGAAGATATGGACTATTGGTATCAATATATTAAGAGTGGAATCATTTACAGTATATATGATACTTCAACATTACGACACTCCGATAGTGACTTAACGTATACAGGGTCCGTCGGTTGGTGACAATCGAATGATAACTCAGTGAACTTGGAAATCCAAGGTGTGGGATGAAATCCTGCTAACGGTGAACCTGCGTAGGGAACACCGTGCTAAGCCTTTAATAAGGAAAGTGTAACGATTATCGAACGCGTATCAAACAAGAAATATGTTTGAAAGTAAGCAAGTAGAGTAGGGTGTTGGTGAAACTCCAACATTCAAAGCGCTGAGCAGCTCACTACGGTAACAGGAAATGAGTTGATGAGATAATCTACTCCCCTAAGAAATATCGGGAAACCGAGGGTGTAAAGGTTGACGGAGATGTAGTAATGTCCACGGATAATAAAATCTTTATCAAGGGTGCGCAAAAATGGCACAATGTCATCACATATGAGAAAGGTGCGGTGCCGGTTCAAAAGATTTGTTTAAAGAATTCAATCGCGACTGATATTCGCGGATTGGGAACTGGGGTTGGAGGTTTTTCTAACTGCGCAACAATAATGCACGCGATGAAGGGAATTTTCCAAAAAGACACCCAAAAAGAGCAAAGAGACGAACTTACATTGCGTATTAAATTACTTCGAGAAATTGTTGGTCAAGAAATTGATCGAATTAAAGGAACAGCCGCGCCGGAGTTGCCGAAAGAGTGGAAGAAATTCATCCGAATTAATGATGATGACACTGATGCGGTTAAGGCTGATAAATATAAAAGAAACTCGATGGTTATTTCTAAAAAACCATATTTCTTTAGATATTTATATCCCGAACTAAATCAACAATTTAAACAATACGAAAACAGTTATAATATGGCGTCCAAAAATATGTTTGGTGTTAAATTTAAAAAACTTTTAACCAAACCTAATAAATCAGAAGACGAGATGAATTTGGTACGCCGTTATCAAAAGTATTCGCCACTAATCACCGCACCGTGCATAATGAATGTGTTGTGTAAGGAATTTGAAAATGTCGATTTTGATATTAATTTCAATAAAAACGCGGTAAGTATGTTGCCCACCTTTGAGGATTGTTTTGAATTTGATCAAGAACGGTTTGCTATTGTTAAAGATTTGTATCGCAAATATACAGCGCGTAAACAAGTAAAAACCTTGGAGAGTATTGTTGATAATATTGATTTACCGAATCGTGACGAATATGATGAAATCAGATTCGGGGCAATGACATTTATCAGAACGGAAATTCAAGAGGCGATTGAGTCTTCGTCGTTCAGTGGCAAAGAATTGCTTTATTACTGCCATTGTTTATCAAAAGAATACAAACAGTTTAATTGGGATTTTGCTTGGGACATTTTAGACGAAAGCGTGTTAGATTTAATCCCTCGTGGAATTGTTCAAATTCCCGTGAAAAACGAAGTTGGATTTGAATACCTTGGTAATCGATACACTTTACAAGTGATTCACGAAGATCGCGTCAGCGAGTTGTGTGATGATGACGATTGGAATCAAGCGGCGTGGGAAGAAATTTTGGGGCAAGATTTAGATTTTGACTTCGATGCTGATAACTTATTTGGAGGAGATTGTGACTATGACAGTTGAAGAACAAATTTGTAACAAATTGATCGAGAAAGGCAGCAGCGTTGTAAAAATTATTAGTTCGTTAAGAGCCGAAGGTATGACCGACGGCTCTATACGAGAATTTCTCCTTGAGTGTGAACGCGGGTTTGAATTAAATAACCAATGTTTTGAACAAATTGTGGACTGTTTATTAAAGGCCCCTCTTGATACCAAAAATACATTCACAACTTTCGTGGTTTATGAGGACGAATGGAACTTTTTATTAAATATTAGCAATGAGGAAGTTCGAGCCTTGTTTGGGGTGTTAATATATGTGGCTAAAACAACTTGGCACGACTCAGGGTGGATCAAATACGACGAGCCACAAATTATGCAATTGTTGGGGATGAAGGATCATAAGAAGTTTTTAGAATTGGTGCATCAGGCCGTGAAGCTTAAATTAGAATTTAGAGTGGTTGGTAGTAAAAATCCGATCTTATGTTTTAAACTTCCGGTGTTCGTGCGAGAAAATGAAGATGAGCTGTTCGCCCTTGATTATTCCTTACAAGAATTCTTAGCTGTACTGCGTACACCGGTGGCGAAAAGGAGTTAACCTATGTTAATTTTGGACTGGAATAAAAATTCAGAAGCAGTGTTAAAACAAGGATATTATAACACACGACGTAGTATTAACACCGAACAAACACACCTTTGTCAATATTGGCAAGAGCAAGGGGTGACTAAAGAGACCGCCTATAAGATTTGGGTGGAACTAGAGTCGCCACAAGTTGTAGGGTGTTTTAGTGAAGAAGAAACTCGTGAGTATTTTGATAAATTTTGGGAGAAGGCGTTACATTATGGCTTTAATAGAAAATATATTTATGGGCTAACAGCAAAAGAATATAATTTTATTGAAGGTTTAGATGTAGACAAAGAATACAAAGAGTTTTTGCGAATTTTAGTTGAGTGCCAACGCTCTTTTGGACGAGCAGATGGATTTTTTTGTAGCCAAGAAGTTTGGGAAGGGTTAATTAAAGGTACCCGCCGCCAACGTCGCCCATATAGAGTTTTACAAATGGACAAGTGGAATGCCCAATACAACTTATATACTATGCACCAGAAAGCTTATTTCAGAGACGGGAAACCTGTTTACGGGAACGTAATCGAATTAAATTTTTTTGATAATAAAGGAACGGTTAAGACAGATTTCCAATTTAGCGAATATAGTGGCACTTGTAGGTCGTGTGGTAAGAGGTTTATCGTGGGGAAAAAGAAATATAAGGATTTATGCCCCGATTGTTACAAAACCGAATTAACACAGCGTAAAAACGAGTTAAAACGGCGTTCTCGACAGGCCAAAAAAATCTGATTTGTGGTAGATGTCGAAAGGTACGGTGTTCTAATATTCTATGGAAAGAGTAAAATAATAGTTTTATTAAATCAGAAAAGGAGGTAAAGAGTGTGGAAAAATCTTATAAATATCGTATATATCCAAACGAAAAGCAGAAAGAAATAATTGCAAAAACATTTGGTTGTTGCCGATTTGTATATAACAAGTATCTTGCTGAAAAGATTGAATTATATAAAACCGAAAAGAAAAATATAACTTACGTTCAATGTTCGAAAGCGATGACTAAACTAAAAGCTGAACTTGAATGGCTTACAGAAGTTGATTCCACTGCTCTTCAATCTTCTCTCAAAGATTTAGACAATGCTTATAAAAAGTTCTTTAAAGAACACGCTGGGTTTCCAAATTTCAAAAGTAAGAAAACTCATAAATATTCTTACAACTCTAAATATAGGAATGGCACCATAAAATATCTTGGCGGTTACATTCAACTTCCAAAACTTGGATTGGTAAAAACGAAAAACAAGTTGGTACCACAAGGTAGAATAGTAAACGCGACGGTTTCACAAGAGCCCAGCGGAAAATACTACGTTTCGTTGTGCTGTGTGGATGTGGATATACAACCATTGCCGATTACAAACAATGTGGTCGGCATAGACCTGGGTCTTAAAGAGTTTTGTATCACGAGCGATGGTGAGGTTGTCAATAATCCGAAATATCTCAAAAACTCGTTAAATAAACTTGCAAAGTTACAAAAAGAATTATCTCGAAAATCAAAAGATGGTTCTAACCGTAACAAAGCAAGAATAAAAGTCGCGAGATTGCATGAGAAAATTTCAAATCAACGTAAAGATTTTCTACAAAAACTCTCAACAGTTATCATTCGAGAAAATGATGTGATTTGTCTTGAAGATTTGCAAATAAAAAATATGGTTAAAAATCACAAACTCGCGCAAGCAATCAATGATGTTTCTTGGTCAGAATTTGTAAGAGAGTTGGAGTATAAAGCACGTTGGTATGGAAGAATGGTTATTAAAGTTGACAAATTCTTCCCGAGTTCGCAGACTTGTAGCGTTTGTGGATATAAGAACACTGAGACAAAAGACCTAAAAGTCAGAGAATGGGATTGCCCCGTTTGTCACACTCATCATGATAGAGATGTTAATGCGGCGATAAATATTCTTAATGAAGGGCTTAAACAATTAGCCTAAATATAAACAACCGTTGGGACGACGGGGTTAGCTTGGTAAATATTCCGGCAGTGGTCGGAAGTTCCCAAGAATCTCACGACTTTAGTCGTGAGAAGTTCAATGAACTATCTAGAAGCAAAAGGAGAAATACATGACTCAAACCGACTTTTTAGAGTTCCTCAAAAAGTTTAATGAAGAAAACTTAACTGAGGACGATTTGTTTGAAATAGGGGTAACCCATAAAGAGTTACCATTGGGAGTAAAAAACTGGAGTGCCCTGAACGAGATGTTAGGAATGCCTTTTACAACGGGTGAAAACTATCGTTGTTGGGTAAAGCAAAAACTTGCACGCACCGGCGAATTACCTCGAAATTCAAAATTATTATCTAATAAAACAGTTGAAGATTTGTCTACCCAAGAAATGGAAGACGAAATCCAAGGACAAATTCAAGATTTGTATAAACAACAAGTAAAAACACGCGATTCTTTAAATGCTTATCGAAGAATGATGAGAGAAGAAGCGCGTTTGGATGATTTTAAAGCTTTGATGAAAGAGTTGGTTGTGGATATTACCAAACTTCCCAAAGTTGTGTATCATCCGGTTGGAAATACTTACACAGAAGCGGTTTTAATGTTGTCGGACTTACATATTGGGGTAGAGATTGATAATTATTATAATAAATATAATATTACTATTGCTCGCAAAAGAGTAAATAAACTAATCCAAGATGTAATTAGATATTGTGTAAACAACAATGTTCAAAGATTAAATATTTTAGGACTTGGTGATTATTGCCAAGGGCATATTCACACAAGTGCAAGATTGGAGCAACAAATCGATGTTGTTGAACAAATCATGGTTGCATCTGAGCTTATTGCAGACACGCTCAATCAACTGCAGGCTGCTGCACCAGATGTGAGATATTATTCTGTTACCGATAATCATTCACGAATGACGCCTTCTCTTAAAGAAAGTATTGAGGCTGAAAATTATGGTAAGCTTATTACTTTCTATTTAAAAGAAAGGTTGAGAGACACGAACATTACTTTTGAGGAAAATGTTCTCGATCAGGAAATTGGTATGATTAATTTCCAAAACGGGAAGACCGGCGTGTTTGTTCATGGGCACCATGATAATATTACAACGCTTTTCCAAAATATGACTGCTTACACTGGGATAGTGGTAGATTATGCTTTTGTCGGCCATTATCATTGTGAAAAACTTAAAACGTTCAACAATTTCAAAGTTTATGTAAATGGCAGTATTGTTGGCGTAGATCAATATGCGTTTAGCAAACGCCTGTTTGGCAAACCAGGCCAAACCCTGTTAATCTTTGATGGTGACAACGTGTTGCATCATAGTATTAACTTAGACATTCAGGAATAATTCAAGGATATATTGTTCAAAGAGCCTCCGCTGTTGTGGGGGCTTTTTTGAGTGGTTGTGTGTAGATCACAAGGAGGGCTTATGGCCACTGAAAGGAAGATTTTATCAGCTTTTGGCACAATAGCCCAAAAGTTATATTGTGTCGGATGTAAGACTAGTCTGGACCCCGAAGAATTTTGGGGTAGCAATGGGACAATATCCGCACTTCGAACCGTGAAAGATAAAGAGCACAAATCTTTATTATGTAAAGAATGTACGCGTGCATTATATAATAAAATATTAGCAGAATGTGAAAACGACCATCTTGAGGCACTTTTCCAGCTCTGCGCAATCAATGACTGGTATTATGATGATTTACTTGCGTCAAGTGTGGCAACATCATTGGATGCGACTGAAATAATGCCAGATAAATATCTAGAGATTCTGTTTACAAACGAAGAATATTGTAATAAATCTTTTTGCAAACAGTTAAGCCGGTCAGTATTTATAAAGATGGCTAGTTTCAAAGAGGGTGAAGACGAGCTTACGGAAGATGATAAACAAAATCGTAATGATATTAAAAAAAGTTTTGGTTACGACCCGTTTGAATCTAAACCTATATCACAACGTTCAATGTTGTATCGTTCACTCAGCCAAATGATTGATCCGACTTTAAATAATGACTTGGTGCGTCAAAGAGCGGCAATTGAAATAGTTACTAACTATGAGGAAATTGACCGATTGGATTTGGCGATTGCAAAATTATCTATAACACCTGACGACATCGTAAAAAACGCCAAAGACTTGGAAGTTTTGCGAAAAATGAAATCAGATGTTAATAAAAATATTTCAATGTTATGTAAAGACCACGGATTGTCGGCAAAATATGCTAACTCCAAGAGTCGAGGTGCTGGTACGCTGTCAGGTATTATGCGTGACATGGAAGAGACCAACTATGACGATGGCAAAACCAATCTTTACGATATTGAGACAAGTTCAAGCATCCAACAGTGTTCTGATATTAGTGCAAAATCAATTATGGCACAGTTGAGATTGTCAGATTCTGACTACGCTCAAATGGTTGAGGAACAAGCAATGGTTGTACGCAGAGAGATTGCGGCGCGTAAGCAGGCGGAAGAGGCTTTGCGAATGTGTAAAGAATATTTGCGTAAACAAGAGTTGATTGCTGAACTTATTAAAGAATATAAACGCAAAGGAATTCCTTCAGAAGAAATAGAGGAACTGCTTGCTCCTGAGCTTCAGGAGAGTAGCACTTGATTTCAGTCTATGGGAATCTCACAGATAACGAAGTAAATATTCGCAAACAAGAAAGTTTTGAAAGATATAATCGGTTAATTCAATGGGGCCGCAAGCATCCCACTCGATTTATTGAAAAAATTTTTGGAATACAATTGTTGGATTATCAGCGGTGGATTATTATGGGCACCTGGACGGCAGAAAAAGCCGCTTGGGTATGTTCACGAAACGCGGGTAAAACATTTTTGGGAGCGGTGTATTTAATGGCGAAGGCTGTTTTGTTCCCACAATTTAAAATAAATATCATGAACGTTTCGGGGCGTCAGTCTTTTGACACCTTTATGAAAATCGAAGATATTGCAAAAAAGAATATTGCTTCATTGTTGAACACGACAGATGTGTTTTTTGATGAACTCATCAAGAGCAATGCTAATACCGACGGGTTTACCCATAGCCAAAAGGGTTATGAGTGTAATCTCTATAACGGTTCGCGTATTAGGGCGCTTGTAGGTAAACCAGAGACTGTTGTCGGTGTTCGTTCTAATATTAACTTCTACGACGAGGCCGGCAAGATTCCACAAGCCTTTTTCGATTTAACAGAACCTTTTACAGCGCAAAACCGTGATTTTAAAACAGGCTCTGGTTTTGATGCGTCGGTTTATCCAAAGGATATACCAACACAGTGTATTTACTCGTCGTCAGCTGAAGACATCAATACCCATTTGTGGTCCATGTATAAACTTTGTGCCACCAATATGATGATGGGTATACCTGGATATTTTTGTGCAGATATTAATTGTGATATTCCGCTTGCACCGAAACTCAACGGAAAATTAATGTCACCATTGCTTAAACAAAGTGAGATCGATGACGCATTAAAAAGCAACGAGTCTCGAGCAATGCGCGAGTATTATAACATATTCGATAACACGGGTGGTATTGACGCGTTAGTAAAACGACAAGATATTTTACGAAACGAACAAGACTATTTACCAATCTTTAAATCAGAAGGTCCAGAACACCATTATGGTTTATTTTTTGACCCCGCATTGCAACAAGACAACAGTTTTGTGCTTATTGTTGAATATTGGAAAGACAAAAAACGCGGATGGATGGGTAAAATTGTTAATGGTATTAACCTTATCGAAAAATTACCAAACGGCGATAAGAAGCCTTTACGTTCTCCCGAACAATTAGAGTGGATTCGCAAACTCATTGTAGCATATAACGGGAAATCACCCGAGTACGAAAACGTTATGTTTTATGTTGACGCTGGTTCTGGGGGTGGTGGTCGTAGTTATGCAGACAATCTAATGCTTCCTTGGACAGATCGTGATGGGGTCGAGCACGCGGGTATTATCGATTTAACTGATGATACAGCTAAAGAACAGGCAGAAAAATTCAGACAAGCTAAGGATGTTTGTCGAATCATTGAGCCGCGCAAGTGGCGCACAACAATGTTTAGTGAATGTGCAGAAATGATCATAAACGATTATTTAATTTTCCCAATGCCGGTACCCAAACGCGGAGTTTGGGAAAAAGATGGGGAAAAATACGAACTTTCAAAAGAAGAATTGCGAGCACTACTTGAAATTGATCTTATGAAAGAAGAACTTGTAGCAATTGTAAAAACAAAAACACCTAGCGGCGATGTGAAATACGGTTTGCCGCCAGAAAAATCCAGGAAGCTACACGACGATAGATGTTACACCTGTGTGTTGGCGGCGCATCACTTGGCACAATTGCGAAGAGAAGAAATTTTAGGTTCAGCCGAACCAACTACAAATATGGATGTTTTGTTTAGTAATCGAATTGCTCAAGGATTCAAGCAAAGACAAAGCGCCAATCCGTTTAATGGATTCACTAATCCATTTGGGCGGCGAAGATAGAAGCAAAAGGAGGCAGAAGGATGATCTGTAAAATAATTTTCGATCATACTGGGATTGATATAGAAAATCTCTTAGATAAAATTGGGAAAATGGGCTCTTTTATGCTAATAAAAGGAGTAATTTATTTCCAAACACTGGGAGAGTGTTCTAAACAAAAATTAAAATCTGCTATCAAACGCAGTGGCGTGTCGGATTGTGTAATTTTGGAGATTACAGAAGACGGTCTTTGTAATGAGGGCGGATACGTTGCTGATTGGGCGCGTGAGTATTTTACTAATCTTGCGACCAAACGGGCGATAGACGAATTAAATAGCGAGAAATATCGGAAGAAAATGGAAATCGAGGCACTTAAACTTGAGTTAGCCCAAGCCTTGGCTTCCGGCCAATTAATCGCAGTACCGAAACATCAAAAGGAGGATTGCACCAATGGGTGAAGCCAATAAGACCACAAACAAAGGTGGCCGTCCAAAGAAACAAATTCCCATTACAGAACAAGAACAACCGCAAGACTCCAAGTTGTTGATGACGACAGGAGACGCTGGGGCCGAAGTTAAAGATGTGTTGCAAGGATGCACGGATTTCTTTAATCGGTTTTTAGGAGATGTTGATTCCAACAGTGTTCTTGGTCAAGGTATTTATAATTTAAATCAATATAATCCATTTTTACAAAATACACGATTGAAGACGTTGGCAGGTCTGCCAATTGAGATGAGCAAAGATAGTATTATCAATGCGTTAAAAAATCCTCAATTCCACGAGGAAGATATTCGTGGGGCAGCGGCTTCATTGTCGTCAAGCCAGTATTTGTATTATAAAATACTTCGTCAAGCGGGCGATATCCCTCTAATGAAGTATGTTAAATATCCGCCTTTTTTAGAAGCATCTGAATATAAAACGGAAAAATTCAAAAAAGATGACGACTTTGTGGACGAGTGGCTCGAAAAATTCGATATAGTGAACACTTTTAAACGCATTGCGATTGAAGTGAAACGCGAAGGTAAGCCGAGTTATTTGTTGCGTAGTCATGTGACAAAAAAAGGTGGTAAAAAGATTGTAGATTATGCGGCGTTGCAAAAACTTCCGCCACAATTTGTCAAACTTACGGCAATTGGGGAACATGGTTTTGTAGCAAGTTTTAATTTAATGGTCTTTATGAATCCAGCATTTGTTCCTGATCAATACCCTGCTTTTATTCAAAGAGTGTGGAGTGATATGATCAACAATAAAATTGCAGTCTTCGATCCTAAGAAAAAGTCATACAAATTGGACATTGCGAAAGCGGCCAATTATGCGTTCGTAGATGATGATGGTAATTCTTATGACACATTGCTAGAGAGGACCGAAAAAAGGACATATATGTTCTGGGTCCAATTACCTCAAGATTTGTGTTATACTTTCTGTAGCGACACCTCTACAGCTACCGCAGCGCCTGATACAGCAGGTCTCTTTATGGATTTGCAAGAATTGACGGATTACTCGGTACTGGCAGGGCTTATTGCTAGTACGCCCTTGACGTCGCTACTGACGGGCGAAATTGAGCTGATTCCTAACCCTTCAACTGGTCGTGATCAGACGGCAATGAACCCTGAAACGGTTTTAAAATTCCAAAACTTGTTTAACAGTATGACGAGCACCAATACGGAAGCGTTCTTTGCGCCGTTGAAGAATTTAAAATTACAAAGCCTTAACAACGTTCCTAATAGTAGTGACATTAAGACTAAAGCGGTTTCAAACTTTATTAGTGTCGCGGGCGAAGGTGGCAATATTATCGCTACCGAAAAACCGAGCATTGCGCAGGTAAAAACTGCTAATATGCTTTCGGCGGCTCAATATGATTTTGTGGTGAAACAGTTTAAATCAGCACTTAACAATATTGTCCAAGAATGTATAGGTGCCGATTATAAATGGAAAGTGGACATCTTTGGGGATATTTTCTCTGAACAAAATCAGAAGAAATATCTTAAAGAGCTTGTCACCGCAGGTATGAAGGGACTTGTGCCTAAATTGCTTGCTTATGAGGACATTACGGTTAAAGATTCTAAGGCTGCCGAGTTGTATTTAGATGCAATCGGGTTTTATAATAACTTGACTACGCTTACTCAAGTTGCGGCTTCAAAGTTAAGCGCACAACAAACGAAGTCAGCCGATTCAAACACTAACGAAGACGGTTCAATTAAGAAAGTTGGTCGTCCTGCATTAGAAGACGAAGATATAGAGTCTGATGAAACTGCTGCGTCACGCGAGAAAGGTGAAAATACAAGTGAAAACAAAGATGTATATGCCGCAAAACGGTGTGCAATTTGCGGGGCAGAACTAGATGACGACGACGATGTTCTATGTGACGAGTGTCGAGAGACGTATCTTGAAGAGCACAGTGAAACTTAAGGAGGATCACGCATGAAAATTCATGAAGAAACTTACAATGCGTTAAATGAGCTGGTTAAGATGTGTTTTGAGATGAATGCTGTTGCTGATAACATATATTATAATATGGCAAATCTGTATTATAATCATTCAGCAGAGTTATTCCATCACAGTTATGCGCACGCTTGGGGTCAAGTGGCAGATATGATTAGCGACGAAATGCTCAAATTAAACGCGAGACCAATTAGGCTACCTGTAGAGGGAGCAAATGAAGAGTATGATAATCTGGAACTAATGATGGTTGTCAATTCGGCTGCCGTTAATAAGGTTTTTGAGAAGTGCAAGGAAATCGTAGATTTGGCGGATATGTCGGATGACGTGGACATCAGAATTTTTGGAGAAAATTTGCTTAACGGTGTATTGTTGAATTATGTAAAACAATCAGACGAGTGGCTTCAGGTTGTCAAAACCGTGCCGGCGTACCATTTTGATATTCACTTTAGCGATTATACGCACTTCATTCCCATCGTCGAATGAGGTGAATTATGGGTCCTGGAGAAATTGTAAAATTAATTATTGAATATGGTATTTATCCTGTTCTTATGGGAATTCTTTTATGGCTGCTTTTAGCTATGCAAAAACGTCAAAATCGTGCTGCAGAAGAACAGGAGAAACGCCTAACAGATCTTATCGATTCGAGCATTAAACTCGCCATACACGATTCTAAAAAACATAGCCCAACAGAAGAGGCCGACAATCGTAAGGTTACGACCTACATTAAATCTCAATTAAATGCAATCGTTCGGGATAATGGCGCAAATCGTGCCTTTTGTGTAGCATATCATAATGGCGGCACATATCTAAACGCGCGTAATTTTTCCAAATGTAGTATTGTGGCAGAGGCTGTTGATAATCAAACAAGGCCGTTTCTGATGGATTATCAAAATGTCCAGCGGGCTTTGTTTATTGAGTTAGATAATGAGCTAGCCACAAAAGGCGAATGTTATATTGATAATATTGAGTCGATAAAAGATAGAAACCCTGGTAGTTATCAATTTTTAAAGTGCTGGGGTAGCGATGCTATTTATTTCAAAGCTTTAGTGGACAACGTTTCCGATGTTGTGTTAGGGTTCATTGCGGCTGAATTTAACGCGAAAACGCCTGAGGATAAAGAAGCTCTAAAATTATGCTTGAGTAAAAAAGCGCAACGCATTTCTGGAGCCCTTCAATTTTCTCATGTTGAACAAGAAATAGAGTAAGGGGGATTGAATTATATGAATCCAATGGTGTTTAGCCTTGAGGCCGATAGAATCAAGTTAAAGAAAATACTTGGTAGTAATTTCTTACAACTTGAGATGAAGGCTATTTCAGAAGGCGAAAATCGTAATCACAGTAGCTTCTCTTTAGAAGCAATGCAGGGTGCTCTTCCCAGTTTTAGAAATAAACCAATTTTGGGATATTTTAATACAAAAGAGCAAGATTTTGAATCTCACAACGGTACTTGGAAAAGAGATTCCGAGACCGACACACCTTATTGGGACACAACTATGCCCAATGGTGAGAGAATATTAGGATTGATCAGAGAGTCTGATTCTGTCTCTATAGAGCCCGATAATAAGGGGAAAAATTGGATTGTGCTTACATGCGCTCTGTGGGTACAATACGCTTTGCCTCAAATTAAACGGCTGCTTAAAGATAAGAAAAAGAAAGTTTCTGTTGAGATCGATATAAAGGACTATGAGGATAGGGATGGTATCAGATATATCAACCAGTTTGAACTTCTGGGCATCACTATATTAGGTTCGAAAAACGGGAAACCAGTTACGGAAGGTATCGAGGGTGCATCGGCGTCAGTCTTGGATATCATCGATAATGAGGTTTTCAACAGACAGAAGACGGCATTGTGTTTTGCTTACAAAGAATTGGATGGCGACGCAGTGGATGTCGAAAAATCTAATAAGGAGGATAGCGAGCAGTTGGACAATGAATTGACTTTACAGGAAGAAGCCCAAGTTGTCAACTTTGGTGAAGGTGAAGTGGCGCAAGAAGATTGCCCAGTCGCACCGGCACAAGAAGACGCTCAGTGTCAAGATTGCCATATGGACGACGATAACGACGACGATCAAGATGACAATCAAGATGATGACGATTCGGATGACGACAAAGGTTCCGATAATCCTGAACCTGCATATTCGGAATGTCCCTCTGGTGAAGAAGGTGCAGAACCTGCTTATTCGGGAGAACCCGAAGGCGAAGGCGAACCTGCCCCCAATCCAGAAGAAGAGCTTTTGATGAAATGTGGCGAACTCGAAGCAAAAAATTGCGAACTTATGAAACGCATTGAAGAGCTTGAGTGTAAGATGGCCGAAAAAGAAGAAGCTTATTCTAAATATTTCGATTATGACGAGATCAAAGAACAACTCGCTAAAGCCAACCAAGCGCTATTTGCTATTGAGTGCGAGAAGCGTGTGGCAGAAGCGCACGAGCTTTTGGACGACGAAAACGTCAATAAAGAGCAATGTGATGCGATTTTCGATAAGTGCGCACGTGGCGAGTATGCTTCGTCTGACGCATTGCGTGCAGAAGTAGCATTGGCAGTCTTTAACGCGAACAAGGGCAGTAAAACTCACAAAAAAGAGACGTTTACCACACCTATCGCAAAACCCGTAGAAATCAAATCTGAGAAGAATATGAGTGCTATGGACAAACTAAAACTGTATGTTGGAAGAGAATAGTCAGCATACGAAAAATAATACATTTTATTTAATTATATAAAGGAGAAAACTTATTATGGCAAAAGTGTTTAGAGCGGCTGAAATGATGTCGGAAGACGTTCAGTCCTATGTAATTTCCTGCCAATACCAAGCTGACGGCGTCGACGCTCCTATCGAAGACGGCGCGTTTGTTAAACTTGGCGAACTCAAAGACGATAAAACTTATGTTGCAGCTGGCGATAAAGATTACAACGTTTATCTCGCTGCTGCGCCGGCCGCTGTGACCGACGAAGTTGTCGTTATCGATTATCCTGGCGTTTCTGAAGGAGCTATCTCTGGTAACTCTTACAGAATTGGCGTCAAACTTTTTGACCTTGTAGCACCTGCTGGCCGTCCTGTTCGCGCTCGCAGACTTGCTCTCCATGACAGATTCTGGCTTGGCGAAGGCAACTTTGATGGTGCTGTTGTCGTTGGCAACATCGCAGGTCTCGAAGCAAACAAAACGACCCTTAAAGACAGTGGTGCAAAAACTATTACTGCGGGTCAACTCAATGTCAAAATTCACCTCGGCAAAGATTTCAACTATGGTCAGTCGGCCAATGGCAAACTCTATCTTTGCGAAGTCGTTGGACTTTAATTAAGGGAGGACTACAGCAATGATGGAACATTTCAATTTTAATAGTCAAGACGACAATTTCAACGCAATTATCAGCTCGATCGTTGAAAGTGCTCAAGCTCATTATGAAGCAAAATCTGAGCCCTCGAAAGATGACCTCAGACTCCAAAACGAAGCAATCGTTAAATACGCGCTTGAAGGTACCCGTTTCGAAGCTAAATTCGAACAGGAAGGCCTTGCTTGCATGAAAAACCCTCAAATTACGAAAAACGAAACCGTTCGTAGCAATTTCGAAGCTGTTATCGCTGAAGTGGTCAACGCGATCGCTCCGTCGGTTACCAGTGCGGATTATTCGAGATTCCTTGCTGAAGTTCGTCAAATCGGTTGGGGCGACACTGGTCGTTTCATTATCCGTTCTAACGAACTCTTTAAAGTCAACGAAATCGCAGAAGGTGTAAACCGTGGTGTATTGCAACCCATCTTCGATAACGAAGTTACGGTTAACCCCTCGCCGATCGAAATCGCAACGGCTATTGACTGGTATGCAGTCGCAGCTGGTGTGTTCGATTGGGGTGACTTCGGTCTCCGCGCTGGCCGTTCGTTCGAAGCATATATCTTCCTGAAAGTTATTGCTGCTATGACTTCGGTCACGGGCGATATGATGGGCGCTGGTTATATTGCTAACGGCTACACTCCCGCTAACTGGACCGGCCTTGTTCAGAAAGTTTCGGCGGCAAACGGTGGCGCTCCCGTTTATGCAATTGGTTCGCTTGGTGCGTTGATGAAAGTCAACACCACGGGTGCTAACGGCCTTGGCCTTCAATATTTTGTTGGCGAAGATTATCTCTCCAAGGGCTATCTTGATAAATTCCTTGGCGCGAGAATGATTCCCGTTGATCCCGCTCTCGTTCCGACAACCATCAATACGACGGCTGACCTCGCGGTTCCCGATAACAAGATTTATCTGGTTGCGGCAGATGCGTACAAACCTGTTAAGATCGTTTTCGAAGGCACTTCGATGACGGTTGAAAGAATCCCCGAAGAAACCACTGACAAGAGATACGGTATCCGTATTCAAATGAGGGTTGGTGTTTCGGCGATCGTTGGTTCGAAATTTGGTCGTATCGATCTTCAATAATTAATTTAAAGTCTAATTGGGGCCTCCTTTTGGAGGCCCTTGTTGAGACTTATTATCTTAGATTTTTAGTTCACAAGGAGACTTATTATGGCAAATAACAAGGAAGCTACCCAGACGGTAGAAAAGGCAATAAACGAAGAAAAGGTTGTAAAAACTGAAATTAAACCTGATAACAAACAGGAAGAAATAGATTTTTTGCGCAATCAAAATGCAGAACTTCAAGATGCAATGAAGTCTTTGATGGCTCAGTTTGCAGAATTGAAGAATAATATGGCGACGCCTGTTGCTCAATCGACGAGTTATAATCGTAATGATGAAGTGACGATTGTCCATCTGTTTGATAATGCGCCTGGTATTACCACACACATCGATCTATCAAATTATTCTATTGATATGGCAGCATTCGGTGAAGTAAGAACTCTTACGGTTCAACAATTTGAAGAGTTGGTCGGCAGATATCGCTCTTGGTTTGACCGTGGTATTATTGCTGTCGGTGCTGGTTCGGAATACTATGCACGTCGTAACAATCTTAAAATGGCGTCTGAGTCGTTGATAAGCTCTGAGTTTATTCGCAAACTTGGCACACTTCCCATGAATGAAGTGCAGGATATTTACGAAAAAGTTTGCGATGGTCAAAAAGATTTCATTGTAAGTTACTGGAAACGTAAATTCATTGAAAAAGCACCCGAATTCAGAGATTTGAAAAAGTTGCAGATTCTTAATGGTTTTACCAACAACGCGTTCGAGTACGAAATCCTCGAGCTAACTACTAACAAATAATTTTTAATAGGGGGTCGTTATGATTCTATTTGAAGATATTTTTAATCGCGCGGTGAATTTATTCGATGACCCCGATATTTTACGTGCTTATGAACTCAACCCTGTTGAATTTTCAAAAACAATGAGACCATACTTGATTAACGGTTTAGGGATGTTTGCAAATCCCACAACGGTTTCCTCCAGGTTTTCTAATTATACAGATGCCCAAGGCAAGTTAGAGGTTTTTGACGGCAACGGTGGTGCTAGTTATACTTTGTCTACGACTCCGCTGGATAATGCAGTAATGAGTTTTTTCATTGGAAAAACAGCCGATCCACTGGCGGAATACAATCCCGAAACCAATACCGTGACATTCTCGCGTGATGTTCCAAACGAAACACCATGTTCGGTTGAATGGTATTATGCCGGCGAGTTCGCTGCAGATTTTACAGGATTTTCGTCAAATATTTCGTCTGCGTTTATAGAATCGCGTACGAAAGATATTTTAGCACACTGTTTGCTTTTAGGGTGGGCTGAGAATGAAAAGAATTTCATGTTAGATATTCGCAATATTTTAACTGATACAGATTTCAAATTGCATTCTCCGGCCAACTCTGTAAGAGCCAAAACCGAGTGGTACCAAAATATTCGTGAAGGGTTAAATGATTTGACACAGAAGCTGTCATGGGATTTGTGGTCAGGAGCAATTGGAGGTAGACAAATTGGCAAATAAGTTAATACTGCCCTTAGAGGCAAAAAAAGATTACCTTCATAAACTGAGTAAGCGATGTATAAAAATTCTGTATCTTATTGAAGATGAAACTAACAACACTGTCCAAGATGAACATAGAATCACTGCGGATGATTATATTGTAAGTCAGTTGTTTGAGGTGAATTCGGCCAATATTTTATTTGATGGTGCTTTGGTTGATGTAATTGTAAAACTAAACGGTATTCGAGATTATAAAAATCTCCCTTATTCGTTGGTGCGAAAACAGATTTTTGAAACCAAGGGCATTATCGATCATTTGCTAAAGAGCTTGTGATAACGAGGAGGTGGTGCGAATGGGTAAAGTTTATGATACTACAAACAGACCAAATCCTTATCATTTAATTTCACAAACTCCACGCAATTACGTACCTCAAAATTATTGGCTAAAAGAAATTCAAGATAAGGTAGATGCCGACTGGGATTATCGTCCCAATCGCGCATTGATTGAACAAGAGACGGCAATTGGAACAAACAAGTTCGTCCCCTTGGAGGTCGTTTTACAAACAGTTAAAACCGATAAAGGCGTTCCGATTTCTGACGACTGGCGTCGTGTGGTATTTCGCGATGTTCACTATCACTGTCCTTTGGGATTAAAATTTAAATTTTCATTCCAATATGATATCGATGAACCAGAGGAAAACAAAAGTGTTTGGTTAACGACTAACCGTAATACTAGTGATGCAACCGCAAGTGCTATTATTGCGCGATGCAACGGCACTTTAGGTAGTGAATACTTAGACGCTCAAGGTATAACACGTTATCATTATGAGCCCGCAGTTCAAACAAAAGAGCTTGCTGGCGTTAACATCGTGTATAATCAGACAGCGGTGAGTCAATCATCGGACTTAACCGTAATTGTGCAGCACAACGAGTTTACGCGTAAATATTATGTCAACCAACGATTTATTGTTGGATATGACCAGGTTTATCGTATACAAGCAATAAGCAAATTTGCTTCCAATCGTACATTTGTGGATGATGATTTAGGAACAATTATTCTTTATTTTGAAGTTGTTCAAAAATCTGAATACGATAATTTTCAAACGCGCATTGCGTATAACCAAAAAGAAAGCGTTGTTGTTGAAGAAACTGGAACAGAAACGGATTATCAAATCCGATTAGACGAACCATCTGTCATTCCCGAAACGCTTTCAAATGAGCCGTTGATATTTAAGCCTGTGGTATATGCTTCTGGTGTATCTACCGATACGAAGGTCGCAACCACATATCAGCTTATGAACGCCTCTAGTCCACCACAACCCGTTGATGATTCAGTTAGAGATAAATATGTCAAATTTGAGCAATTGGACGGTAATAGCTTTTCGTTGCAAAAATTAAAATTTTATCCGGCGGGAAATTTAGAAGTTACCTGCAAGGCAATTCTTGAAGGTGTGGACGTGACATATAAATTTAATATTTCACTAAGGGGGTTATAAGGTATTATGGCAGGATATCAAGGTAGTTATGATGAGATGAGCAACTATAATAGGTTCACCAATCTTGACAGCATCGAGTGGAAAATTATATCCCATTTGTTGTATAGTCAAACGAAAAATGCTCAAAATATTTGGAAAATCTTAAAGTATCCAACAATGGATTGTTTGTTCAAAGACAATGTTTCACTCGAAGAGCGTTATGCCCTAATCGACACTGAAGATGGCCAAGAAACAAATAAAAGAGTGTTTTTATCCAGATATGTTGACGACGCGTGGACTGAACAATGTGCACATCTCCATATTTATATAGACGGCGTTTTCCCGACCAACCACGAGGTCGCTGTAGTTAATATTGCGTTAGAAACAATTTCACACAGCAAGATTATTAAAATTATGGGAGATGCCGACGCACAAGATATAAACCCCTTACTTCCCAATCCGAATCCCAACGATTCGGATAAAAAAGGAGAAGCGGTGGTTTTATATAAAAATCGCGAGAGCGTTCTATTAAAGAGCGTGATTGCAGAGTTGAATGGTTTGTATTTGGATGGAATTGGGTACTTCCAATTTAACCAAAAAACAAATTATTATAACAACTCACAACAAAATTTGTGGAATGGTCGAACCTATCTGGGCCACGTTACCAAGATGGCAATGCTGGTATCAGGATTAGCGGAAGGACCGAATCGCAATTTCTAAAGGGTTTCAATAGCTTGAAATGAGCGCAATATATTAATAGCTACTGAAATATAAGGATGAGAAGGAGGATAGAATGGACAGATATGGGTGTTTGAGCGAAAAAATAGCCAACGAAATTCAACAATATGAGGCTACGTATTTTACCTATGACGAACCCGTTCCCTTTTGTGGGTTACAAATTTATCCAATACCAATGCGGAATTACAACGATTTTATGTTGGTGAATCCGTGTTTAACATTGAATAAAAATGAAACCTTTGAAGGCCTTAAACAAACTCATCTAGATTTTTTGATCGGAAAACTTAACGATCAAGAAGAAGGACAGCTTTGGACTCTTCGCTTGAGTAAATTGTTTGAGTTGATTTTCCATTTAAAAGATGGGGTGTGGTGCCCACAATGTGGCAACACGATGACTTACGCCGAGTTTATAACTCAACACAGAGAAATTCTCACTCAAGAAAAACCAGAAGAGGAGAAGTTGGTGGCTTGCCCTAAGTGCGGTTCAACACAACTTGAGGCAATGATACGATATGCTGCAGATCCGGAAACGAAGAAGTATAAGTTAGTCGTAGCGGGACATTCAATCGACGCTGCGGCGTTTGAGCGTTTAAGGCAAATTGTAATGTATCAGAATTTACCTGATTATTATGATGACAGCAAGATTGATCCTGACTTGAAGGCTGACTACGCAGAACGTATCAGAATTAAAAGCCAAAAGAGTGGAAAAGCGACCACTGAGAAAAAGATGGTATGTGTTTCAGCTAAAACCAGCTATAAGTTGAGTGAGCTGTATGATATGCCCATCAGAAAGTTTTTGATGTTGTTAACTACGGTTGATGATGTAATTCAATATGAGGCTACTCGTGTTGGTATGATGACCGGAATGGTTTCAATGAAAGAACCGCCCGAACATTGGATATATAAAAAAGAGACAGATGTTTTGGGCGACGCTTATAGGACTCTTGATGAATTCAAGGGTGAGATGTCTCAAATCTAAAACATAATTTAATTATATAAGGAGAAACTAATATGGCAAAATATTTTTTAGGCTCCGTTGGTACGGCTGAAGCGTTTCGTTTGGTCGATGGGAAACCGACGATGGCGTTTGTTGCCAAGACGTTGACGGATTCTTCGATTTCTGTCACAATCACGAAAGACGAACTTCGTGGTGGCACGAATGCGCCTGTTGTTGCAAACTTTTTCCACGATCCTGCTGTAGCAATCACCCTTACGGATATTCTTTATAAAGAATCTTATATTGAAGCTCAGCTTGGCACTACTTTTGCGCGTGGTCTCAACGCGTATCAAGGTGAAGAGGTTGTGTGCAATGGGAACAAACTTTCCCTCAAACAAACTCCTGCTGATATTCCCATGCTGAAATGTGATAGCGGCGCTGTAACCAAAATGGTTTGGTATGCACTGGAAGGCAATGATGATTACAAGGTCAGCACGGCAATTGTTGGTAAAGACGTGACCATTGAGGATGGCGTTGAAGGTAAAACCTATTGTGTGCGCTATTATGGTTCTAGCAACGAAGCTAAAGAAGCGGTTGTGAAGAGCGATCTTATCCCTCAAGAGCTTATGTTGGTTATCACTGTGCCTATTTTCGCCGGTGACGCTTGTGCGGCCTCGAAGGGTAGCAAAGCTGGCACTCTTACGTTTGAGGTTCCGAGATTCCAACTTGATGGTGGTCAAGAATTCACCTTCAACATGAGTTCGAATGCAACTATGAACCTCAATGGTACCGCCATGGTTATGAACGAGGGTTGTGATGTTGGCAGTGGTAAACTGTTCCGTATTATTGAAGTTATTGAAGGTAGAAGTCTTACCGATGGCTTGGTTGCTATCGCGATCAATCCCGAAAGCGCCGTTGTAGGCAATAAGGTTTCGGATGTTGAAATCTATGCCTTGTATAACGATAAGAGCCTGATGTTGCTTAAACACGACATAGAGGGCCTCGAAATCAAATATGATAATACGGTGGCAGAGGAAACCACTGCTCTTGAACAAGGTAAGGTTCTTTCTGCTACATTTGGTAACAAAACGGATTCCTTCACTATTGCGTAATGGAATTTCCAAAAAGGACCTTGCATCCTTGCCAATTTGCAAGAGGGTGTGGCGCAGACACATATGTGTGTGAAAAACTCAAAGGAGAGGTTTGTCCTTTTCAGCGATTTTGTCACAATGAGAAATGCTGGGTGCCAAATGGTTGCAAAGAAAATTGCAAATATTTTCAGTTAAAAGACTGATTAAAAGGTTTTGGGGTCGTACATTTATGTATGGCCCCAATTTTCTTTTTTACAAATAGACACTTGTCTATTAAAATCGAAAATAATCCCACAGTGTGTGGGTTCAAATAAAAATATCATTTTATTTAACGAGGTGGAATCCATGAGTAATGTAGATATTGGATTAATCGTCTCACTTGTCAGTATTGTCATCGCTGCGATTACTGCTATGGTTGCAATGTTTACAAAACTGAAAAAGAAGTTTGGCGAATTAGCAAAAGATGGCAATTGGAAAAAACTGTATCCTATGATTTTACGGGCTATCGCAGATGCTGAAGCCACTGGACAATCTGGGGCAGAAAAAAAAGAAATTGTTATGGCAGCTGTGGATTCTTTTGCGAAGGAATTGGGTATTCAATATGAGGTTGATCAAATTTCCGACGCAATCGAATTCATTATTGATTTTTCAAAAAAAGTAAATAAGAAGTGAGGGGAAAATTATGGGACAAAAATATGAAGGCACACTGATTATTCAAACCAACGATAATTATAGTCCTACGGGCGAATATCGTTTGGAGTCAATACCTGATCTGGCATCCGAAGAAGACATCCTGAAAGGCAAAAAAGCTTATGGAGCACAGGGCGTGGTATTGAATGGTTCTTATGTCGCACCGGAGAAAGATCCTGAACCTGAACCTGAACCTGAACCTGCGGCGTAAACAACTATCGCAAAAGCATCCACACTATTGGTTATGGGTGATTTGGCAGGAGGAGAAAGTATGGGACAAAAATACGAGGGGACGTTAATTATCCAAACTAATGATAATTATAGTCCAACAGGAGATTATGTATTAACCCCTCTTGGCAATCAGGCAGATGCGGCCAAGGTTTTAAAGGGTTATTCAGCTTACGATTCGTATGGGAAGGTAATTAATGGTACTGGAGAACTTGGTTCGATCGAAAACCCCATTATAGCCAAAACCGAAGAAGAAATGAACAAGCTGAACGTAAGTGAGTTTTTTGGTAAATTTGTTAAGTATGTGGGACCGACCACGGAAAAATATGTTCAAAATGCTTACTATATAATTACAGAGGGTTAAAAGATGATTCAAAGAATTATGATTGCTGATTATAATCAGCTGCTTAACACTCCAATTGAGAACAAAGATCTGAGTTCTTTTTCTCCGAAGGACGCAAGCGATAATAAAATCTATCATCATCTTGGTGCCACAACGGAGAAATTAGAACACAACGGTCTATATCGTTCAGACGGTTCTAATTGGATAGCCTTGGATTCAACCGAGGAGCTACAAAAGTATCAACAAAAATTAACCGCTGGTTCTGGTATTACAATTGACGAAAACAATGTTATTTCTGCTTCGGGCGTTACCGCAGGGGCTGTTCAAGTGAGTACACGCGAACAACTACCCGCTGTGGGCGATGTTGGTGGTGTGTACTTTGTATTATCAGAACAAGCAACCTATTGCTGGGATAAGGACACAAAATCTTATAAAAGCATGGGACAAAATTACGAGCATTTCATTTTCAATGGCGGCGACGCCTTGAGTGAGTGACGAATTTATTTTCAAAAGGAGTTTTTGTCAACTACCCAGCCCATAAATAGGCGTGGGCTTCAAGCTCACTAGTTGATCAGACTCAGTGCTTCGAGCACTACGTTATCAAAGAATATATAGGCACTGTAGGATGTACTCTCCAGTCTTACGCTCTGCGGTATGTGATTAAACAGTTCTGAT